CGCCGACGATCACGCAGAGCGGTGGGATGGTTTACACCTTCGGCTCTTCGACGCCGACGATCACGCAGAGCGGTGGGGAGGTTTACACCTTCGGCTCTTCGACGCCGAAGATCACGCAGAGCGGTGGGGTGGTTCGCACCTGCGACTCTTCGACGCCGACGATCACGCAGAGCGGTGGGGTGGTTCGCACCTGCGACTCTTCGACGCCGACGATCACGCAGAGCGGTGGGGTGGTTTACACCTTCGACTCTTCGACGCCGAAGATCACGCAGAGCGGTGGGGCGGTTCGCACCTTCGACTCTTCGACGCCGACGATCACGCGTGTCGGGAAGTGGTATTGACGATGGCGCCCCGCGGAATCTTCAAGGTTCAAGAACGCGGCGAGACGGATCTGCGCGATCTCGCTCGCGCACTGCGCGCGCGCGGCTACGCACAGATCGATCCGCGCGATGCGATGCCGAAGCCCGGCGAGTTCTTCGTCACGAAGGACAACCGCAAATCACTCATCTGCTGCGAAAGAAAGGAGGATCAACGATGAAGAGCGTTCGTGATCGATTCTTCCGCTCCGACGACGTCAGGCTCGACGTCGTCGCTGTCTCGCTGATGGACGCCAGACTGTGCGCCGACTGCGAAGCGATCTTCGCCCACTCGACGACCTGCCCAGCGTGTGCCGGCCGGAGCTGGCAGTCGGTCGCCCGAGCCCTGCATCGCCCGCCGACGCGCGCCGAACGCGTCGAGCAGCGGTGAGCTTCGTAGCCCCTACCCACCCCCTGCCGCCGGCCCGAACCGAAACCGGGCCGGCGGCAACCTCCCCAAGTGCCCGAGCTGCCGCGTGGCTCAGCCAATAGCGAGCCGAAAGACGGCACCCCTAGGGTTACCCTTCCCCCTGGCCACTTCGTCGCCCCTAGAGCCGCCCAGCGCGTTTTCCCGAAACTAAGGTTTCTCGCCTATATAGGGGGGGGGTGCCGTTTTTTTTCTCATAGGGGGGGGTGTTTAGCACCTTATATGCCCACAACCCCAACGGACCCATGGACTTAGGTGCTTAGCCGCGACTTAGTTCGGCTTAGCGCCTGATCGAGATCGACGCCACAGCAGCAGGGGCGACCTCTCGCAGCGCGTCGTAGGGGACGATCGCGCCCAGCCCGACCCACGCACGCACCTCTACCGGCCCACCAGGAGCAGCAGCAATTCGAGCGTTGTAGATCTCCAGCTCGACAGCAGCTCCACCGCTCCACGCCCCGAGCAGCGCAGCAAGCTTGATCGCCCCGCCTCGAAGCCACGACGGTCGCAGCTCCCACAGACGCACGTCGTATCCCTTGTCTCGTCTCCCTTCCAGAGTCACCCAATACCCACGCGCGACACGCGACGGAACCTTCGCCTTGAGCAACTCTCCGAGTTGTCTCGCCATCGCTGCCGGACTGTCGTAGGCGAGACCAAGCTCAGAGCATCGAGCCTCCAGCCACGCTTGCAATTCATCGCTCATCGATCGACCTCCATCGAAAGACAACGGGCGGCGCTTCGCACGCCGCCCGAGTTGACACCGCCGTCGTTCGCGCGCCTAGCGCGACGCGATCTTTTTCGCGATCACCTTGAGCACGTTGTACCCAGTCGTGCCCATTCCGCCGGAGGCTTGCCCCCACAGGAACCACGAGGCGAGCTGCGCCTGATCTCCTCCGCCGAGCAGAGCCCACGCGATCAGCGTCAGCACCGTCGCGATTGCCTGATTGATCGTCGTCGCGAGCTGCGCCGACAGACCGGGGATCCAGCGCTTGACGATCTCCGTGATGATCGGCGACAGCACGGCGGTCATGAACAGCACCCACAGGTCGGGGCTGATCGCGACGACGGCGGCGGCGAACAGCGAAAGCATCAAGAACATCTTTCCTCCTCCTTCTCTTCGTTGTAGGCCGACTCGAGCTTGATGTGGTATCCGTTGCGCTCGAAGTCTTCCCCGTTGAACAGCAGCGCGATCGTCCTGAACGCGCGATTCCTCATCGCCACTGCGAGTCGCGCATCGCTCCAGATGAACGCTACGAAAGCGGCAAGGTGACTGTCGACCGAGAGACGCATCGTCGCCTCGAAGTCTTGCAGCGACTTCGCGCCGCATCGTCTCCAGTTCATGCCCATGAGCTGGAACAAGCCCCACGACGTTGCCGAAACCGCAGCGTCATCGTCGAGCCGGCGAGCAGCTTCAAGCCGCGCGTGCTGATGCCTGATGAGTCCGTATCCGCCACGCTGGGGAGCCGAGATCAGCGAGCACGTCTCCGGCAGCCCAGCGACGCGCGTGCCGTCGAACCGACCCCCGGTGAATTCGCTGAACTTGTGCCGCTCGAACAAGATGACCGGAGGCTCTCCGGGCATCGAGTCGATGAATGCTCCGAAGCCTTTCGACTCGACGCGAGCAACCGCACGCACCATCGCCCTCTCGCACGAGAGGGCGACAGCCGCAGCGGCGAACGCTTCGTTGCCCGGGTATTGTGTGCGTGGCATCACTGATTCCAGACGTGGATGCAGAGTTGTCCGGTGCTTCGACTGTCGCTGTCAGGGCAGGGGATCTGCGCGAATCCGAGCCCCTCGTCGCTACTGATCGGCGGGGGAGGAGTCGGCGTTACCGGCGGAGGATCTGGCGTTGGAGTCGGCGCAGGGACGATCGGATGGAGCGCTCGGTACGCAGGCTCGACGACGGCATCCCATGCGAGCATTCCAGGGACGGGGACGATCGCCCCGGTCTGCGGATCTCGACCGCTCACGACTCCGACTCCGACCATCTTGGAGTCGTACTCCCACTCGCTTTCATCGCCGATCTCGCAGTCGGGATTACAGGAGAGCTGCAACGGGTTCGAGGTTGCATTCGCTACCTCGCGCAGCGCTTCGTCGGAGTATCGCTCCGACATCGGCCGACCGTTGCAGCTCGCCAGCGTGTGGCCGTAGCGAGCGGCGTACTGCGTCGACCACTCGGGCGTTCCGGCGACAGCGGTGATGCGTGCGCTCGGGTTGAACTGCGCCGCCCTCCACGTTGACGTCGCGCTGTCGCGGTAGATCGCGGCGCGGAATCCGCGCGCCTCGATCATCGTCCCGTACGACGAGAACAAGACGCCCACCAGCAGGATCGTCGTCGCTGCTCCGCCGATCGCAGACGCTACGCCGACAGCGACCTCTCTGAACTTCATCGTCACACCCCCTTCTCGATGATGTTGGCCAGCTCGCGCAACAACCCGACAACGAAACGCTTCGCGTCGGGCAGGCACAGGCGCGAGCAGATCATCGCCCACTCGCGCATCACTCCGACCAGCAGAGCTGTCATCTTGTGGTATGCGATCGGATTCCCGTCGTCAGCCAGTTGCGCCCACTCCGAATTCTCCGGCACCTCCTGACCTCCTTCTTCTTGCGGATGCTCGATCTCGATCGGCCCCTCTTCGTCGTGCGGAGCTTGACCAGGAAGCACGAGCCTGTTGCATTCGCGAGAGAATTCGATGCGCCAGCGCTCGACGCCTGACGGCTTCTGGAGCGAGCGCACTCCGTAGCGTTCATCGCTGCGCTTCGAGCAGAGTCGCGATCCATCCTCCCAGCCCTGCGTCGAGACGATGTCGTCCGACTTTTCATCCGCGTCGCGCATTCCGTTGTTGGCGGCTAGCCATCCGCTCTCGTGCAACTCGGCATCGAACATGGATGCCTCGGTGCTCGCGGTTGACGTGCGCCCGCCGTCATTCATGAGCGACCAGCCCGAGCCGTTGTCGTGCGAGCAGAGAGTCCACGAGCGATCGAAGAGGAAACCGTCGAGGTACGGCATGACGCGCTTGACGTCGACGACGCTCTTCGTTTGCCACGCTCGGTAGATGTTGTCCCGCTCATCCTGGCTCAGGCCCGCGAACACGCCGACGCCGAATCGAGACTTGATTCGGTCGGCGTATCTGACCGGCCACTCGCCTTCGTCGGAATGGTTGCGCTGCCAGTCGATGCCGAGCGCAAGCATCACCACCTGCGAATGCTGCGACTGATCGAGATACGCCCGACACAACCTGTAGTCGTCGTCAGGAAACTTCGGGGGATACGAGCGCTGGAACGATCTTTCTCCGCAGAGCCACGACGGGTAGACGCCAGCGTTTCGCCGCTGATACGGAGAGCCGGTCCACGGCTCGCGATCAACCTCGGCGCGCGCGTAGACAGGTCCGGGTCGAGCTTCTCCGGGCGGATCTGTTTCGTCGTCGATGAGCTTGCCGTACGAGGTCGCCATGCCGAGCGCAGCCACGGTAAGCCACGCTCGCAGCCACCAGCGCGCACGCTCGGCCGCGAGCTGGCCGAATGCGTAGCGCGTCATGACGTGAAACATCCCGTCGATCGGTAGAACGATCCACGGAACATAGACGGCGCTGTTCGGTTCGATCCTCATCGCGACGCCAGGGACGCCGGGTTCGAGGTGACGCTCCCAACGCAGAGCGGACTCGGCGAGCGCACGCAGATCGTTGTCGCGCAGAGCGATCAGTATGAGCGTCAGCTCCGACGTTGGCCCGTAGTTACCGCTCGGTGAATTCCAGAGATCAGGGCGCGCTAGCTCGTTCCCCCATCCGGCTTCCGCTTGTCCGCCACCCAGCAGATTGATGACCGACTTCTCGCTCTCGGTTGACACGTCATCGCCCCTTGCGTTCGCCTTCGATCTTCTGCGCCCGGACAAGCCACTTCACATCATCCTTGATCTCGTTGATCGTGTTCTCGAAGCGACGGTTCTGCTCTTCGCGCTCGCGATCGATCTCGCTGAACCGACGCTCTAGCCTAGGCTCGATCTCTTGCTTGTCGTACGCCTTGACTGCTGCGTTGACCTTCGGCTCGGCGAGTACCCACAGGAGCGAGAGAACGGCGGCACACGTAGCGAGCGCCTGACCGATCAGAGCGAGCACGAGCTTGACGGTCGGCACGCTGATGTTGTGGACCGTCCGCCCGGACTCCGGGTCGATGCTTTGGGTATAGGGACGACGAGCCATCAGACAGTCACCTCCGCTTCAAGGATGGTGGGCAGCCGGCGTGCCGTAGCCGTGGCAGATGGGATCGAGCGTCGGGCGCGGGGGGTGAGCTGGCGTCATGGATACCCCAGGACTGCTGCCCACTGCGCAGCCGCTTCGGCTGCCCCTGCGGCGCTGTAGTGGATTCCGTCCGTTGTCATCGTGGCTCCGTCGTCGGCTCCCTTGAGCCAGACGCGCTCGTCCATGCCCACGGCTGCGAACGCCGGACGTTCCGCGACCGCGGCAGCGATCCCGGCCGCCAGCGTGTCGTAGTCCGAGTCGGCGCCATCTCGCATCCACGGGCGAGCCACAAAGACCCGAGCCTGCGGAAAGCGAGCGTGGATCAGGTCGAAAAGCTGAACCCATTGCGACACCCAGAGCGCTTGACCATCGACAGTCAGAACGCCGGGGATTGTCGCCGCGTCGTTCACTCCGAAGTTGAGAAGCACCTCGCGCACTGCCCAATCCTCGGACGGCTGGCCCATCGCCATCAGGGAGGTGAACTGCGCAAGCGCCTGTGGCATGGTCAGGCCGCCGATAGCGTTGCGCGTCAGTACCCAGTCCTCGCCGGTTGCGAGCGTCAGCGTCGCATCCAGTGCTGGCTGCCACGGGTTCACCGCCGTGGCCGCGGTCTTGGAGTCGCCCATGCTGATTAGTCAAGGACTGAAGGACATCGTCCCGCACGTCGAGAAGAGCACGTTGTACTGCAGCGATCCCGTCGCACTCAGCGAGTTGTCGAACGTCGCGGTCGCTGTGTAAGTGGTGCTTGCGACGCTGCCACCGAAGGTGTCGCAGGCCGCAGCGCAGCCGGTCCCGTTGACCGTCTCTCCACTTTCGGTGGCCGTTCCCGTCACGGTTCCGTCGTCGTTGGTCACCGACCACGTTGCCGTTCCCGCGTGGACAGCAGTGTCCGTCGCATTGGTCACGAAGTAGCTGTAAGCGATCTCGACCGCGCAGCCGGTGTCCTGGGTGGCGAGCTGTACTGAGAAGAGGTTCACCGCCGAGGCGTCCGCCATGCTGTACGTCTTGCCGATTCCCTGCCGAAGCACCAGAGTGCCAGAGGCGTCGGGCACCCTGACGGTCCGGTCGGCGGTGGCATCCTCGCTCGTCAAGACCACCTCGTAGGCGTCGGCGGACGCACCTTCGAACTCGATCCCCTTGTTCGCCGAGTAGAACGACAGGTTCGATCCAAGCACGGACACGAAGCTGTCTGTGCTCAAGACCGAAAGGGCGTCGTTTCCGACGATTAGGTAGCCCATGCCGACAGAGCCGGCTTGAAAGGCAATGTTGTCCGAGAGGTACTCGTGTGTCCGAATGCTGATGCCTCCGGGGGCGGAAATCTGACCGCCATCGGTAGCAGTCACTGTCGAACACTGCAACTGCGTCGCGCTCGCGCCGTCGATTCGCGGGATGGAGTTGTCGGAGCAAGGCGACGCCGGACCGAAAGCAACCCCAGAGAACAGGTTCGCTTTGGTGATTTTCTTGTCCCGCGTCTCCCCAGACTTGCGAATCAGCAGCAGGTCCGCGTCGGCCGCCGATGTCGCCGCTGAGAGGTTCGGCAGGGTCGAGGATTGCCCGGACGCACCGCCAGGGACCAGCAGAAGCGCAACAACCGTGGCCACGATGATGAGTGCTCGGCGCATGTCAGTCCTCGTTCTCCAGAACGTCGTCCGTCGTCGTGTCGTCGATCTGCAGCTTGTCGCTGCCTGCGTCGTCGATCAGGTGATCCGAATCGGCTGGGGGATCCAATGCCCCGGCCAGAATGAGGAGCAGTACGGTCGATCCGCGTCGACGCACCGCTGGTCACCCCTCGGAGAGTGCCGCTTGGATCTCGCGGTCGTCCGCTTCGTTGGCGTTCGACTTGATCTTGATGTAGCGGAACGCAGCCAGCCGGGCGAGAGTTGTTGCCGGAAGCGTGACCCACGAGCTGAGCTCGATGTCGTGCGCGATGAGAGTCTTCGCCTCGTCGGTCACGCGAACGAACTCGCCATCGATGGTCGTCGAAGCCAAGAACGAAAACTTCGTTCCGGTCATCGCTGCCGGAAAGAGGATTGCCAGATACGACTCGAACGGGCGATCGATCACATCGCTCGTCGGCTGACCACTCGCGATGGTCAGGGGGATGCTTCTCGGTCCGAGGTATGCAGAGCGATCGTAGCGAGCCATGCGCTTCTCCTCCCGGCAGCTCTGAGGGTTGATTTACGAACAGCCGGTCGTGGTCGTCGCGTCGTCGACGAGTACGTAGGCGGTGGCGTTGCAGATACAGAGCTTGTTGATGTCGCTGTCGTAGTAGATCGCCCCTTTGGTTCCGGCCGCACACGCAGCCGGCGGGGCACTCGCGATCGGCAAGACGAGGGATCCAGTCACGGTCACGCTTCCGGCGGCGATGCTGACTTCGTCGGCACCCCCTCCTGCGTCGAGAACGATCGTCGTCGTGTTGACGGCGAGCTGATCGCCGGCCACCGTGGTGTCGTCGGTAGCGGCGAGAATCACGTCATCGACCGATGTGAGCGTGATGTCCTGCGTGGTTCCGCCGGCAGTCAGCGAGATCGGGCCCGCAGTCGTAGTGATCGATGCCGTAGTTCCCACCGCGGCCACGAACGTCCCGGTGGTCGTCGGCAGGAAGTCAGCAGAAGCGAAGATCAAGTCGTCAGCGCTCGTCAGGGTGATGTCGTTACCTGCGCCGCTGGCGGTGATCGCCTGTTGCCCCGCTTTCGTGATCAGGACATAGGCAGACGTATCGGCCGTCGAAGTGTAGCGCGCAGTCCATGCGCTTCCGTTGCACTCGCAGGCGACGTCGGTAGTCGATCCGCCCACGGTGCAGTCGGTCGCCCCGTTGCCGTCCGTGATGCTCGCGATTGCCCCGAACCTCGCAGCGTTGCACGCCGGGAGATCGGCGACGTTCGACTTGACGGGCGCGACCGCGATGGCCGGCTCGACCGTCATGCCATCGACGGTCGTGTAGGCCGGCGAGCTGCCCACCGTCACCGGGTAGGTGCTGGTGGAGACGAGCCGAGGGACGGTGTGCTGAGCGCTGGCGCTCACGGCGAAAGCGAGCAGCAGTGCAGCGGTGATTGCGGATGCTTTCTTCATGGGTCGTTCCTCCTGTTATCCGTGGCTTTCGTTCGACCACGAGTGTCTCATGTCTCGACCTCGGCGGAAAGAACCTATCGCGACTGCACGAGCAGCAGCTCTCCGCAGAGATCTTGGCTGGCAGTGCCGGGCACTTCGATGACCTTGAATCGGACCAGAGATCCAGGGGCGATCGACACCGTTTCGGGAGTGGCGCGCGTTCCGTGCGGCGTTGATCCGTATGGGAGCGACGGCCGCAGATCGGTCGTGCCGGAGTTCGGAAACAGCGACACCCACGAGCCGCCGGGCTCGAGGATTTCGGCATCGACCTTCGTCGATCCGGAAGTTCCGCCGAGCGTTCCGACGGAGAACGAGAAGCCACCGAATGCGATACGGCCGATCGACTTGCCGGAGTAGAGAATCGGCGTCGTCGTCGCCCCGACGCTCAGCGATCCAGCGAGCGAAGCCGACAGGCGAGTTGCCTTGTCCACGAGGTCGGCGCATCCGACAGCGCTGATGATTCCGACTCCGTCAGTCTCGACGAGTGCAAGGCGGAATGAGCCGGCGACAGGCGGAGCGCTCTCGTCTCCGGCGACGAACGCTCCGCCAGGAGTGATCCATGCAGCCTTCGACGACGACAACGGAAAGACGAGGAAGCGCTTTCCCGTCGTGCGCACGAGTCGCTGAGAGAACTGCGCTTCCCCGGGATGAACGATCAGCGTCGTGCTCGATGCGTCGTATTCCAAGGCGAAGCCACCGCGCATCATCATGGCTTGACTTACGTCGGCGTCCTCGATGACTGAGGTTCCGCCGACTTCGTACGAGACGCGCACCTCGGCGATCTTGTTCGCTCCCGCTGCCGGTGCGCTTGCGTTCCCGGCAGCAGCCTTCAAGCCCTTGGTCAGAACGGCCGCGCCATCCTCCAGCGTGATGACTCCGATCCACTCTTCCCCTGCGGCAAGCGCTACGGATGCGCCATCGGACTGCGTGAGCGTTACCTGCTGCTCGATTGACGAGTATGGAACCCCATCGAACAGCCACGATGACGGAGCGATCTCGACCGACGCGGACCCCGACGTAGAGATCTCACCGCCACTAGCGATGTAGGCGGCCCCTGGCTCTCCGTACAGGGAGCGCAAGCCGGAATCGATCATTCCATCGGGAAGCGACTCGCTGACTTCGCGGGAGCGCGCGATCAGCAGAACGTCGAATGACTGCGACCCGACACCGGCAGGGACGAGCACGGAGATTGCGAGCTTGCGGTACGAGTTGGATGGAAGATCTCGCAGGCGCAGCTCGCGATTCAATCCGATCGCGAACAGCGAGGTCAGATGAGCGGCCGGAGATCCATCGCCACCGCTGCCGGTCGCGCGCACCAGAACCCACCCGTAAGCCGCCGCGGCGTGAGTGAATCCGAACTCCTGCCCAGCCGGCGACTTCGCCCTCGTCTTGCATGTGATGACAAGCTCGGTGGCGGTGTCGGACGACTCCGACCCGTTGCGATCGTTCCAGAGACGAACGACCTGCTCTGCCGTCTGCACTCCGTTCTCCGGCGTGAACGAAAGCGAAGCGACGGCAGCGCTGTCGTCTTCGGTTCTCCACGTGAACTTCGGGTCGGACATTGCGCCCTCCTACAATGTGAGCGGGAACGCTCCGCCGAACAGCGGGGTTCCGTAGGTAGCATGATCGTTGACTGCGACAGGATCTTCGACAGTTGCATCGCTCGGGTCGGCTGGATCTTCGTCGTGCGTGATCACTCCGGCGAACGAGCACACGATGCGAATGCTGCCGGCGACTTCGTGGTTGATTCCGTCCTGCCAGTTCGCGACGACGACGACCCCGCTCGCCATCGAGATATGAGGCGAGATCGCTCGCCAGTCGAGATCGATGTGCGGAGATCCAAACGCGGCCGGGCCGTTGTCATACTCGAACGAGGCGACCGTCTCGACGTCCGTCAGATCGCAGTTTGCGCGACGAAGGCGGAAATACGTCGCATAGGTTCCGATCGCGCCGTGCTGCGTCTCCTCACCTTCGACCCACCACAGTCTGCCCGCGTTGTAAGTGACGCCGGACACCATGTACCCGGTCGCGGTGTATGAGTGGACAGTCTCGGTCGATGGATCGAAGCACGAGATTCTGGCTTCGTCCTGCACGGAATAGGCCAGTGAGAACGGCGAGACGTACGAGCGCGAATCCCTGCGGATGAAGGTGAAGTAATCGCACGGTCCGGACTCACTGCTCGATCCGATCGCCGCAGCAGAATCACCGCCGATGTAGTAGTACGTCGCAGCGAGCAGGCTACCGGTCCAGAAGAACGCGACTGCATCTGGAGTGGTGTTCGGTAGCTCGATCTTGTAAGGCCGCGAAGACGACGTTCCGCTTCCGCCTTCTCCTGGCGGACCAGAGATCACGAACTCGGGACCGTGCCCAGCATTCGACCCGAGAAACACGCGCGAGCCGGGAGCGTGCGTCCGCCCTGTCGGATTCGCCACGGTGCGCTGCTGCTCACTGCCGGCATCACGGACGACGATGAACTGAGAGCCCTTCACAGAGACGACGATCGCCGGAACGATGCTAGCTGAGCGCTCCCTGTGACGTTCGAGAATCTCGACGAGATCTCGACGACCGATTGCCGACGGATCCTGCGGCAGGTTAGAACCCATAGAGCTTTCCCACGACGTTGTTGGTCACTCTTCCGCGCTCGTCACCGGACCACGTCACTGACTTTACTCTGATGTCGTTGTCGAGGGCGATGTCGTGCGCGTAGACGTGAACAACGTCGCCTTCGTTCAGGTAGAAGTTCGGAACGAGTAGAGAGAACTGCACGAGCTGGACAGCGGACTCGTCGATGATCATCTTGCCTACCTGCTCCGCCTCCTCTTCGTCCTCGATCAGCGAAGACGAGAAGCTAGGATCGTTCGGATTGCGGCATTCGAGAAGATCGGAAGCATCGACCTCGACCTTGAACTCCTCGACGTTGCCACGACGAGCATGGACGACGGTAGCCCCCATCTCCTGCGCATCGACGTACGCGTCCGGGTTGACCTCCGCAAGGTTGATTCGCTCGATCGCTGGGTTCGCGCTGTTGTTGTCCTTCTGCTCTTCGCTGGCGATCTGCTCGCCGTTCGAGTCGAACTTCTGCTTGGACCAAGCGTGCGAACTCTTCCCGGTCTGAACGAACGACTCGATCTCACTCTCGGTCTGCATCCACTGCTCGCTCGGCTCAAGCGATTCCGACCCGTCGCCCCACAGGTAATAGCCGGGTGCTCCCTTGACGGCAAGCCAGCCCTTCTTGACTCGCTCGATCGAGAGCAAGAAGCCGTTGGCGTCTCCGACGTGAGACTCGACGGTTTCGGAGAACGGAACAAGTCGCTCTCCATAGGAGGCGCTCGGGTTGAACACTCCCGGGCCGAGAACAGACCACGGCATCGAGACGCTAGCGATTCCGTCTCCGTTGCCGAGAGTCTTCGTGCCGTTGATCGGATCGACCGACAACCATTCCGTCGAGAGAGAGACGCGAGACTTCACTGCGGCTCGCGGGCAGTAGATGGACGAAACGCGCTCCATCATGCCGAGGTAATCACCATCGCGCGTTGCGCTCGACGTCGCTCCGGTCAGAGGGACGACGGCGTCAGACTGTCCCGGCTCGGGCTGCCTACGGAATCCGTCCGAGTTGTAGTAGTGGAGACGCTCGGTAACCCCGACGATGCCCCAGTATTCGACCGGATATTCTCGCGCCGCGGCCGAGTCGTCTGACGATGACTCCGAGTAGCACGTCAGTCGAACGAAAGCGGACGTTCCGCTGTCCCACTCGTAACGCGCACACTCGGGGTTGGCGTAACCGTACTCAGTGATCCTCTCCCACACAACGACGCCGCAGCGCTTCTCCGATTCGCGAATCGTGATGCCGACAAGAATGGGAGCGGGCGCAGCCGGCTCCTGCGGATTCGCTACGTACCCGGACGAAGACTGCGCGAACGGCGGAGACTTCGGGGCATAGATCTGTTTACGCGGGTTCTTCGTTCTCCTGATCTCGACGTCGCACTGGTCGGAGTAGAGCTGACGCTCGCCGGTGACTGTAACCTTCGTCACCACGTCTCCGCGCGCATCGACGCGGATCCCGCTGGCGCTGCTAATGTCGCCCTCTCTGATCTGCCAATAGGCAACGTCCTCTCCACCGACAGGGCGCCCGGTGCGCTTCGCAGTGAGGCTGCCTCGTGGAGACCACAGGAGTGCTCTCCCCTCGATCGACGCCAGCTCGCGAGAACGTACGAGCCACTCGGCGTCAGTCCAAGCGATCTCCTTCGTGCATTTCCTTCCGACAGGAAGATCAATGTCTTTGACCCCAGCCCTTCGCGCCGCAGCGGCGATGATCCACATGCGATCGATGCCGTGTCCGGGAGGAAGGTTCAGGCTCACTTTCTTTCGGTCGTACCTTGCGCCGGCATCGCACACGCTGAATGGCTCGACCGGACCGCCGGCGAGCGTCAGCTCTCGCCCACTACTGTCCGAGATCCCGCGCGACAGCAACGGAACATAGTGGAGACCGGTTGACGTCTTGTAGACGCCAACGAACTCGATCTCTTGCAAGCACGTCGGTGGCCCAGCGTGCTCCCACGGCGGACCGTATGCACCGCGCGGAGTGGTCAGGCGCAGAGTGAACTCGCCCGTCTGTATCGACTGTTCGAGAGATCGCGTGACCGTCCACCCGCGAATCATTGTCGAGAGCGGAGCCGCGCTGCCTCCAACGCGAACAATGACGCCAAGAGTAACAGGAGCAAGCGTGCGTGCTGTGATTGCCTCGAACACGGTTCCGTCCGACTCGACGGACGCTTCAAGCTCACTCGACAGTGGCGTCTCTTCTGCGGAGTTGACCGCTGCCGTGATCGACTCATCGCGGCTCGACGATGACACTTCCGCCAGAAGCGAAGATTCCACAACGGCCATTACGGCTCAATCCCTTCATCGCACGAAACCGAGACGACGAGCGCGTTCGCCGTTCGGTAGCTGTGGCTGATCTTCACGAGGCAAGCAAAGACGGGGGTCGATTCGATGACGAGCACGCCGCTGGCGAGTGCCGACACCGTTCGACCAGAGACAGTCGCTGCCGACGAGTTCTCGACGCCGTCGATCTCGACGATCGTCTCGTACTCGGTCTCATTGACGCCAGGAACGATGCCGTAGGCGATCGGGCGAGACAAGCGATACGACCCGCCGGAGACGGCCTGAAAGACTTCGATCGAGCGAATCAGCGGACACACCCACACCGCTGCGGCGCGCGCCTCCGCTCGCATCAGCGAGCGATAGTCGCTCTCGGAAGCGATCATCAGCTCCATCGAGAAGCTCACGGGAGCGCGGCCATCAGGCGCTCCCTCCCCGAGGTGGGGACGGATGACTCTGTGCGATCCGTCGAGAGCTTGCACGAGGTACGCAGTCATCGGCGTTGCCCATGCGACACCACTCTCCGGGCCGTTGTGAACCGAGAACGTTCTTCCGTCCAGCCAGATCGGAGCATCGAACAATCCGTAACGGAAGAAGTGCGGACCTTGATCGACAGACATCAAGCAAGCCCTCCGGCGCGAAGTGCAACGCCACCGTTCTTCGAGTCGCGGCGAATCTGTCGCAGCTCTTCCGTGACCGCACCGATAGCGCCGACGATCGCAGCGCTGTCCTTCCCGGTCATGCTTCTCATGCTTCCGTTGCCCACGGTGTCGCCGACGTTCCCCTTGGTCGAGCCGTCGCCGCGATCCCACGCGATGCCCGTGTTGACGCCGTTGCCGGAGAGTACCCAGCGCAGCGAAGCGTTCCCCTTGCCGGACGATCCTCCGTCGCCCTTGCCGCTCATTCTCGATCCGACCTCGGGCGTCTCGGGGACACGCCAGTAGACGGTCCGCGCGTTCGGCGGCCACGTCAGCACGAGGGCGCAGTCGAACCCCTGCATATCCACCAGCTCGGACGGGCGACCCGGAGCCCCGCCGACGTCGTATTTCGTCGAGACGGGTCGGCCGACCGCCGAGGGATCTCCGGGTGGGAATCCGGGGACGAGAATCCATCGCTCACCCATCGCGACCAAGATCCCCCACGACTCCCCAGGACCGAGTACCGAATTGCCCGCCCCGCCAGTCGCAGAGGATGCCCCGCCCGCTGCGCCAGCGGACGCTAGGGCGCCGATCGAGCCTTGGCCTAGGGTAGCCCCTGCCCCGGAGCTGATCGAGGCTCCTGCGCCCGCTGGCGCTCCCGCCAGCGAGCCTGCGGCCGCTCGGTTCTGGAGATTCGATCCATCGCCCCCCTGCCCGCCAGGACCGCGCGGAGAGGACGGCTCGCCACCCTGGCCACCGGGCATCCCTCCGTCCTGCGGAGCGGATGGCGCGACGATCGTCGGAGCGATGCGGATGGAGTTCAGCTCACCGGCCCGACGAATCGCTCCGTCGAAGGCGCCGTTGATCTCGATCAGCTCTCGCAGCAGTCGGCTCGGCATCGCGCGCTCTCTCTCGCTTCGAGTCTAGCTGAACTTCCCGGGATTGTTGACAACTCGCCACACGGCGAGCGGGTCGAACGCTCGACCGATCTCTCGCTTGCGATCGTCGCTGAGGTGCGGACCAGATGCAGCGTCTCCTCCGTTAGGAGACACGGCATCGCTCTGCGCCTTGAGCCGCTCCATCAGCGATTCCATTTCGAGGCGGACACGATGAACCTCTTCCAGTAGACGACTCATGACGATTCCTAAGCCTGCCAATTCGTCCCGTTGAACGTACTCGAAAGTAACGTTGCCAGCTCAGGAAGGTTCTGCTTCATCCACTCGAAATCGGCGCGCATTGAAGAGACAGAGTTCGCAGCCTTTTCTAGAACTTCGTTCGCCGCCGGACCTTCTTTGCTGATGTCGGAAAGACTGGCGGCCGTTTCGGCTCCGGTTTTCGCCACCAGCTCGAGAGGCTTCTCCGTGTTGACCAGCGTCCTCGTGAGTTCGTCGAAGTGAACGCCGCCCTTGCGAGCCTCCTCACTCAGGTTCGTAATCACGACTCCGCGGCCGGCGATTGCCTGCGTGCCGTTCTCCATCGTGACGGTCAGTTCGCCCTCGGCAACGGACGAGGCGGCGATCTCCTGGCGTCGCTTCTCGCTCGCCGCGAGCTGCTGATTCAGTGCTTCCGTTTCCTTCCTGCTCAGTTGTTCGCGCGCGGCGAGGACTTCGTTGTATGCAGCGTCTTCTCTCTCTGCCTGCTCTGTCGCCTTCGTCTTGTCGCCCTGAGCGGTCGTCAGCTCGAACAGCTTCTTCTTGAGCGTGTCGAGCCGGTCGATCTCTTCCGGATTCGTGAGATTCTTGTTGCTCAGGTCGGAGATCTCCGCCTTGAGCTTCGAGATCGATGCAGCGTTCGCATCGCTCGACCCTGCGATCTCGTTGTAACGCGCAAGAGCTTCGTCGAGACTCTTGCGCAGCGTGTCGAGTTCTTCGTTGACCTTCGCCATGCCGGCGCCAGAGTCGGCCGCAGCGCCAGCGAGATCCTTGTACTTCGACGCGAGATCGGCTACCACCTTCGGCGGCTCGACGCCGAGCTTCGCGTAGCCGGCGAGCTGCTCGTCGAGAGCTGAGCTGACCGACTTCGCAGTCTCTTTCGTGACGATCCCGTCCTTCTCAATCAGGGCGATTGCCTTGATCAACTCTTCGTCACGCTTCTTGAGTGCTTCGGCGTTTCCTTCGAGCTGGCCAGCGAGTTGCTTCACCGACTCGGCGCTCTCCTTCGCCTTGTCGCTGAGAATGCCGTGAGCATCCGCGAGAGCCTTGAGCCTCTCCGGCGGATCGATGCCCATCTTCTCGTACTGCGAGAGCAGCTCCGCGACGCGATCTGACGTTTCCTTGGTGAGCTTGCCGTTCTGCAACTCGGTCGCAGCGATTCGACTGATCGCCGCCTCTTCATCCTTCATCGAGGCGATGCGCTTCTCGCGATCCTGCTCGATCTCTCGCTGAATCGCCATTGCCCTCGTGAGGGCACCCACTGCGCCTTCGAGCTTCTGCCGCCAACGTTCGTTCGCATCGGCAAGCTCGTTCGTTGCCTTCGCTCCGTCTTTCAGTAGCCCCCACGATTGCCCGAGGTGCTCGGAGAATCCGACGAGATCAAGGGATGAGATCGACTGCCCGAGCGCTTGCAGTTCTTTCGTCTGCTCGCGTGAGCCTTCGGTCGCTGATCCGGTCGCAGTCTGCACGCTATCGATCGCTCGACCGAGACCGGTGAGAATCTGTCCGGTCGCGTTCGCGATGAAGAACACTTTCGACAGCGTTTCGAGAACGCTGCCGGCGCGCGATCCGAACTTGCCGAGCCCGAAGTCTGCCGCATCCGCAGACGCCTTGACGGTGCGATTGACCTCTTCTTGCTTATCCTTGAGCCGACCGGCAGCGGTGGTCGCTTCGAGCAGCTTGCGCTCGTATCGTCCCAGCGACGCCTCAAGCTGCGTTACGTCCGCGCCTGTCGCCCTGAGTTGCTCGATCTCGGAGCGCAGGTTGTCAACTGCGACGCTGCTCTGCGTGAGAATTACCGGCAGACCGCGAAGCGTGTTCGACTTGATCTTCTCGTCGAGTCGAGCGAAAGACGAAGAGACGGAATCGAGCGCCGTGCCGATTCCGCCTTCGATCTCGTAGCCTACGTTCGACGCCGCATCACCGACCGAAGCGAACTCACGACGGGCGATTGACCCGTCCGCTTCGATGATGATGCGGCTGATCGTGTCGCCCATGCGTCACTCCGGCTCGAAGTCGGAATCGAGGATCGCCGCGAAGTCCGCCTTGATGACCGTGCCGTCGTAGGTATAGGTCACGCCATCGGGCGGCAGGGAAGCGATCAGGTCGAACGACTCGTCCTGATTCGCCGCGCCCTCGCTAGCCGACACGGTGGTGCCGGAGAGAGAACACACCGGGGCGACGAATGCGTAGCCGTAATCGACGCCACTCGACGCGATCTCCATGTCGGTCTTCGCTTCGAGCTCGAAGCTCACGGTGTCTCCGCGCAGGAGCGCGACCTCCAGCTCCTTATCGACGTAGCGGCGAGAGACCTTGATCACGACGTTGAGGAATCCGTAGCGGAACGTCCCGCTCGGCTGGCCACCGCCCGGCGGCTGCAACGTCTCGACGTTGTCCATCGTCCCCGTGATGGTCACGCCGCGATCGAACACGAACACCCTGCCGTTGCACTTCACCTGACAGTTCACCTCGGGGACGACGCGCTCCGTCCCGAAGCTCGGAGTCCACCGCACGCGCCGAGCGGGGACCTGCCACACGTCGGCAGGCGGATAGCCACCGACGACCATCGACGACTGCGCGATGTTTGCAGTCTGGATGACCGAAGTTCCGCCAGCCTGATACAGCACGGTCACGGTCGCGATGTAGACGTGCCCGGCCGGGGTCGCGGGAGCAGTCGCGGATGCAGCGACCGCCTTCGTCCCCTTGGTGACGACGGGAACCGTGGTCGACGACGAGAGCGAGATCACGGCCTTGTAGGCTTCTCCGCTTCCGAGAGCAGCGCTCGCCACGTCGTTCTGGTTGAGAGTGCTGAGAACAGGGCCGGTGAGCGTCTTCGCCACGCCACCGTAGAACCACGTCGTCGTTGCGAGAGACACCGTCGCATCGGGAGAGCCAGCAGCAGAGAGCACGCCGCCAGACGTCAGGTAGGTCGTCGATGGCTGAGGCAGATAGATCTCGACCCAGTTGCGACGAACGCCGACTTTGAGATTGTCGCTGGAGTAGTAGAGCCGCGTCCACGTGTTGAACGGGATCGTCTGATTCGACGACTCGCTCCCTGCGGCTCCGGCGCGACAGGTGATCACCGCTCCGGTCGCGCTCTGCGAAACGATCGTGGAGAACAGATCGTTGTCGTTCTCGTCGTCGAGGTTGCCGTTCCAGAAGTGACGGAAGTGCGGCTGCCACACACCGTCACCAGCGACAACCGGAACCCCGTGGAAGTCGACCTTGCCGGCGCGAACCGGGAAGTCGATCTTGAGGTTCTGCTTGCTCGCCAGGGTGATCGTGAACCCGGAGGGGACGACGTCGAGAACACGCGCGGCGTAGCCCTTGTCATCGTCGCCCAGCATCGCGAGCTTGTTAAGCACCTGCGTCCCGCCGTCGTTCTCGCGGTAATAGTCGCCCATGACGGTGCGAGTCGCTCCGGCGTTGGTCGAGGCGAGCTTGCCGCGGAAGAACGTGAGAAGCAGCATCGCCTGCGCCTTGTTGCCAGCATCGATGTCGCCAGCGTAGATCGGACCGACGCCATCGACGTTGACCTTGCTTGGCAAGTCCTTCGGACGAACGCTGCCGCCGGTGATCGCAGCGCGACGGATGCGATCGATACCGAGCGACATCGGTCCGCCGTTGTTAATGAAGTCCGTCCAACCGCTCTCGTCGGGCGGGATTCCGTCCGCCGACTGGCGAGCGATTCGACGGATCGCTCGGGTCAGATCGCCCGAGCCGTTGCCGAAGAAATTGCCCATCGCTTCCTCCTTCGTGGCGTCGTTACGCCGTTAGATTCCTGATCCGCTGCGTCTTCGTGTCAAGCGTAAGCTCGTACTCCCAGGGCATCACGCTGCGAAAGGCGAACGAGCTTGACTCCGTCTCGCCTTCGATAGACGTTGACACTCGACCAGGAACGGATCGCGTCGCTAGCTGAACGATCTTTCCGTCTCCGGGGCGCGCAGTATTGAGCAGCATGTTTCCTCCGCGCATCATCACCAGCCTGATGTAGCGCCAGAACGATGCGAGCCCCGGAGCCATGCTCTGCAGCAGTTCCGGTCGCTGTGCCGTGAACCGAAAGACGTGGTAGATCGTGACCTTATCCTCCAGCGAGCTGACGCCAGGGTCCTCGTCAACGATACCCGTGGCGAGGAGATACTGCGGGAACCTCTCGAACGAGATCGGCGCATAGATCCCGACGACGCCAACCGAGCCGACGATGCTGATGAGCTTCGGCGCGTCGGCAGTGAGCGTCTCCTTGATCCGGTGCGCGATGTAGTCCTCGCTGGCGAGATCGCCAAGCGGATCGCTGTCGAAGTGCTTTCCGAGCCAGTTCATTTCGATGACCCCTTCGCGCTCGGAAGCGAGCTGCCACCAGAAGCGATTGCGACGATGTCGGACAGCACGACGTCAGCGATGCCGATGCGCATCGCCTTGCCGACGCCGACTCGTCTCGGCATGATCGGCCAACCGCTCAGCAGATGCTCCTCGCTGACCCACACGCCGAAGGTGCGCCCGAGCTTCATGAACGCTTTCAGACGACCGCCTTCTCCGCGATGGTTCGGGTTCGCTCTCCATCGAGCCGGAGCATTGCGCTGGAAGATCCCGGCGTACGGAATGACGGAGCCATCAACGCCGATCCCGACCGCAGTATCGGTCACTTCCTTGACCGACCCGGCGCCGCCAGTCCATCCGGCTTGCAGTGTCCCGGTCCGATGAAGCGTGCGATCAGGCGCAGGCATCTTCCCGAAAGGCTTCGTCTTCTTCCATGCTCGCGTTCCGGTTTCAGTCTCCTCTCGCTGACGCTCGAACTGATCGAGCACCGATCCTTTGCCCCTGCGCATTCGCGCGACCACAGCAGGCCCGGTCGTGCCGGAGAAGGGGCGCGATGCCTTCAACGCAGCAGCGCGCATGAGGTCATCGGGAAGGTCGGCGCTGACCTTCACCTTGATCCACCCGCTACCGACGACGAGTAGCTTCTGCATCAGACGATCGCCCTGTAGGTGGCGCGCTTGATCGCCAGCACGGAAGGGACAAGCTCGACTCCAGCAGCGCCGCCAACAGCGACAGCAGCCGGAGCGGCCAGATCCTTGAGCGTCCACGAGCGACCCTCGCGGAAGAGAAAGCGAACGACGTCGCGAACGGCGTTCCTGACCTCGTGGTAGCTGACCAGCCCACCAGAGACGAACGTGTCATCCGACTTCGCTCCGGCAGTGTAGGTCAGGCGAGCGCACGCAACGGCACTCGGAAAGCGAATCCCGTCGATTCGAGTGACGCGACGACCGATGACCATGACGCTGTTTGGATCGACCGTCTCCCACGAGCCGAAGAGGAAGCGCACAGCGACCGCGAGCGGGTAGTCCTCTCGCGGCGTTCGCAGCGCCCACACGTTAGGCGATCCGCTGCCGTCGAGGATATCGACGAACTCGGTCGGATCGCCGTACCAGTCGCGACCGGCACGAGAGACGACGGACACCGCAGCCGACTCCATCGCCTCGATCAGCGGGAGGTCGGTGTCGACGACGTCCGAGCCGAGGTACTCGCGCAGCTCTTCGACGGGAATCATCGGCGCGGCGCTCCGGCGCGACGCTTCTGCGTGTGCGTCTTGCTCTCGGTCTGCCCGAGCAGGCGAGTGCGCTCCTTCTCTTGCTCGATGCGAGCGGCTTCGACTGCCTGATCGGCGAGGCGCTGCGCTTCGATCTCCTCCTGCGACGAAGCCTCCGGCCCCGGCTGCTCAGGCTCGACGTCGCAGACGAGCCCGGAGCCGATCAGATACTCGCGCTCCTTGGCTCCGACATAGATCTTCGTGTTGCGACGGACGGTGACTCCGCTTCCGTTGCGCAAGGCGAACGGACGTACCACCATCACCTGGATCGTCTGCGGCTCAGACGCGTCGTAGTAGTACGAGAGGCGCTTGTTGATGATTCGTTCGACCGGTTCGATTGCCATCGGTTACTCCGAAAGAAAGAGGGCAGGAGCGCCACAGAAGCTCACTCCCGCCCTCGGGGTTCATCGAGTTCGACCTCGGTGCGGCTTAGTGCGTAGCCGTTCCGAAGTCGATGCTCACGAAGCTCTCGGGGCGAGCGATCGAGAGCCCAGCACGCAGCTCGCAGAGCAGCGCGAGCATACCGCTGATGAAGAAGCTCGCGTGATGCTCGGAGAACCGGATCTCCGGCTCCTGGCGGTCATGCAGGGTCGCCGCCATCTGGAAGTTGCCCACCAGGGCATCGCCTTCGAGCATCGAGGCGGTCACGACGATCGGCAGGCGCCAGAGCACGTTGCCGCCACCGGTCGGGACCTGGACCCAGACGTAGTGACCGTCCGAGCCCTTGGTGAGTTCGATCTGCTCGAAGTCGGTCGGATGCACCACGCCGGCGGTCGGCGGGTAGTTCGACATCATCGACTTGGTGACCGCGCGACGGATGACGTCGAGCTTGGTGTCCGGGTCGGCACCGGTGAAGGTCTGGATCTGCGAGTGAGAGCAGATGCCCTGGATCTCGGAACCTCCGCCGGCACCGTAGAAGATGGAGCGCTCCAGCTCCAGCTCGGTCCCGTAGATCAGCTCGCCGTCGCAGAGCATCTGGAGCTGCGGGATGTCGTCGATGGCCTGACGGCTGACGGGGATGAAGTGGGCGATGTTGTGGATGAGGGCGGTGTCCAGCGTCGGCTTGAGGCGAGCCTCCGCCGCAGCGATGCTCTCGGCGCGGGTTGCGGCAGCGCCGCCGCGCATGCGACGGCCGACCTTCGTGCCGCCGGCCGAAGCCGTCGCCGAGGAGCTGATCGCGTACGTCACGATCGAGCTGGTCGGAACACCGGTGATCATGAAGACGCTGTTGTGGAGCGCGTCCTCGGCAGCGACGCCACCGCTGACGCCGCTGACCTCGAAGTAGTCGCCGATCTGGTAGCCGTGCGGGGCGGCAAACGTCGCCGTCGCCACGGATCCGCTGACCGTGATCGTCGAGATCGAAGCCGAGTCCGTCTTGCCGAAGCCGACGATCTTGATGTACTCGACGCTGTTGGAGGTCGTCGGCATGCGACGGAGCAGCGACGCGATCGTCAGCGGGCGGTTGTTGAACACGTCGGTGGGGAGGCGTTCCGGCGCGACGAAACGCGTCGCGTCGGAGGTCAGCAGGTTCGTCTTGCTGATCAGCTCGTTCGCGCCCATGCCCTTGAACACGACGCCAGGGCAACCGCGCGCGCCGCTCTTGAGCAGGGCGATCTGCCCGCCCTTCTGCAACTCCTCGACGAAGCGAGCGCCGACGCTGCGGGTGTCGCCTCCGCCGGCAGTCGAGCCGCCGAAGCCGATCCGCTTCGCCGACTTCTCGATCTCGGAGAGCCGTTCGACGATTGCCTTGTTCTCGCTGTCGATGTCCGAGACCCTCTTCGCCGCATCGGCGAGGTCCTTGTGCGCCTTGGCAAGATCGCCCTCCAACTGGGCGACCTTGTTGGCGGTGGCGTCGCTGGTCGTCTTCGTCGTCTTGATCTCGGCGTTCTGCTTCTCCAGCACGCCGTCGAGCTTGGTCTCGGCGTTCTTGATGACGTCGAGCGCTTCTCGGACTTCCTTCTCCGTGACCATTGGTTTGCTCCTACTGGTTGGCGTTGTCGATCTTTCGCGCCCATCCTCCGAGAGCGAGGATGAGAGCAGAAACCTTCTCTTCGTCGATTCCGGATTCGTTGCCGCTCGACGTGGCCGAATCACCGGCGTCGGAAGCGGGAGTGCTGGATCCGCCGACCAGCGGCTCAATGCCTGAACGCACCGCCGACTCCTCATCGAGCAGTGCGTAGATCATGGTCATCACGCGCAGCGCCTCCTCGTCCGTGAGGCGCTCGCTTGACTGCAAGTGGTAGACGATGGAGTCGAGACCGGAGCGCACGCGCTCAGAGGCATCGATCACTCCGCTCAGCGGCCACATCGACTTCGTGGCGAGCTGGTCGAGCAGCGCGTCGCTCTTGAAGCTGCCGCTCTTGATCATGCTCTTGACGGCCAGGATGACCGCCTCTTCGTTGGCTGCGAAGTCGACCGGGCCGACCTCGAACAGGGCGATCTCGCGAAGGTGCTTGATCACGCGGTCGGCCATGCGCGATGTGTCGCCCTTGATCAGCTTGCCGATGAAACTCATCGTCGTGATCGCTCGGTCCTTGATCAGCTCGAGCATCTCGTCGCCGGCTCGCACCTTGCTCACGCGACCGATCGTGAGAAGCCCTTCGTCGTCTTCGGCCGCGTGCCGCAGGACGCCGATCACCTCCCGGTGATACGACCGATAGCGGACGAGCCCCTTGGCCACGCGCTCGGAGATACTCTTGGCGAACGCCCCCTTGTGGACCATCTCGTCGTCGTGGTCGATCACACCGAACCGAGACGCATAGGCAATGATCTCGCGCCCCTCGGCTTCGACCGTGAAGTCACTCGGCTTAACGGGGATCGACTTCGCGATGACCATCCCTGACGTTGACGTCTCGCTAGCAGTGTTCGCCATCAGATTCCCTCCGGCCGATTCTCGGCTCGCATGGCAAGATGATACCGCCCCTCCCCTATCGCGTCGAGAACCACGTCATCGCCCTGCTCCAGAGCCATCCGAATGCGTTCCCGTCTTGCGGTGGATACTCTGCGCAGGACGGAGATTCGCTCGCGAGCCACGCGCACCCTTTCGGCGAACTCCGGGTGCGTGTTGATTCGCTTCGAGATCGCGCGAGCAGACTTCCCGCAAAGATGCGCAGAGGTGGCGACGTCGCCAAGCGTTCGGATGAATTCTCGAATGTACGCGTCAGACCAGTGCTCGGTAGCCACGATCGACCTCATCGCCTCTTTCTGCGCTCCGGGCGCGGAGCGGATAGCCTGCGCATTTCGCGAGCAGCCTTGCGCGCCTTCGCTGCTCGCACGGCATCGCTCATGGACGATCGCGCAGCGGACTCTGACACCGGAGCGACGCGACGCGCGGACTCTTGCAGCGAGCGCGTCGTGCCGGCGGTCGATGACTCCTCGCTGTCGAACTCTTGCACTTCGAGATCGAGCCAGCAGTAGCAGTGCGGGTGGAGTAGCGGGCGCTGAGGAGCGTCGCCATTGATTCCATCGAACGCAACGTTCAGACGACGACGTTGACCGTTCAGAGCGTCGCAGCGCTCGCAGGCATCCTTGCCCCTCGTTCTCCAGACTTTGAAGAGCACGAGACCGGGGATCTTCGCCTCCGTTGCCCTCCATGTGGCAAGCATCGCGGAGTTGCCGAGATCCTGCATTTCGGTACGAGCGATCAGATTCGCTCTCGCTTCAAGTGCCTCTAGCTTGAGCTTCTTGACGATGCGTGCCCGATCCTTCGACGGAACGCCAGCTTCACGCATGGCGCGCTCTCGACGCGCGATTGCGGTCGCGCTGCTCTCGTCGAGACCGAACCCGCCATCGGCGCGGAGAAGAGCTGAGACGTCAGCCTCGATCTCCGCCATGTCTCGACCGGAGGAGAACCCCTCCTCGATGTACGCTCGCAAGCCGAGTCTCGTCTCCGAGTTGATTCGCTTTACTCTGCGAGCGACTTCGTGCTCGACGGCCGAAACAGCCGCCTCCGCCACCTTCTCCCCGACATCGATCTTCGCCGATTGCTTCAACGCCGATCCCGCAACCGAACCAGCGGAGTCGACGACACGACGCACACCCTGATCGAGCTTCCCACTGTCGTCGACGAACATGCGAGAGAGATCGACCTCGACCTCGATCCAGTTGACGGAATCCTCCGCCAGCCGCCCGTCTCCGTTCGCCATCGCTAGCGTCAGCTTCTGCCTGTCGGCATTCTTCAATGCCTTCCGCATCGACGAAAGGAACTTGTCGCGAACTCGCTTTGATCCGCGAGCTGCGGCAGCGTCGAGCCGGAGATACTCGCCCTCGGTGATCGGCATCAAGCAACTCCGCCGTCAGCGCTCCCCGAGACGCGCGGCTTGCCGAGATCGGAGAGACGAATGAGCGATGCGGACACGAGCGACTCGTTCCCGCCTTCGACCTCGGCGACCGGAAGATCGAGCATGCTGATCGCTTCGTTGATCGGGATGCCGTTGTTGACGAACAGCTCAAACGGCTCCGCCTTGTCCTCCATTTTCTTCTGGAGCGCGGGGACGCCACTAAGATCCGCCTTGATGCAACGACGCATCCTGTCCTTCCGTGGAATGAGCAGGAGGTTGAATGCGTCCTCGAACACGTCGAGGATCGGGACCGCTCCGTTCGTCCACGCCCAGTCGGCTGCGACTTGCAGGTTGGAGTACGTCGCAGCCTCCGGGGCGAAGAGCGCAGGAAGAAGTCCGTACGCCGCCGTGATGCGAGTCACCGCGAACTTCTGCGATTCCAGCCAATCCATTTCGACCGGAGTGAGCGACGTCGGCTGCCACGATGCGCTGCCGCCGATGACGATCGTCTTGTGTGCGTTACCGGGACCGAACCTCTCGTCGACCTTCTGCTGCGCCTCCTTGAGGATGATGTCGTCGGTGATATTCGGGTCGTGCAGAACGCCGCTCGGAATTCCCTGATTCTTGAGCTGCGCTCGATTCCACTGCACGGCGGCGATGTCTGCCGCGACGATGTCCGAGATCGGCTTGAGCGGAGGCACTCCCCACAGCGGGTCATTCGGATTCGCGAGCATCGCGTGAGCGACATCGTCAGCGAGCAACTCTCGCTTCGTGTTCTTGTTCTTGAATCCGTAGAGCCACTCCGCCTCATCGGCGATCGGCTGCCACGCACGCGGGCTCAGCGGCGACAACTCAGGGTTCGCTCCGATGCTGTCGGCGACACGATGGAACAGCGAGTTCCCGGTCAGCAGAAGAACGAGCGTCTGGAACTGCATGAGGAACTTCCGCGACATTCGCGGATGAGGGTATTCGAGGAGCTGCGCCTCGGGGGCGTTCTCGTTCGGCTCCCATGTGCCGCCGGGCTGCAACTCCTGCACTACCCACGGAACGGAGGAAACCATGCCGCTCAGCTTCATGACGCACGAGTAGACCCAGCTACACGCGCCGAAGCCATCGACGACTTCGTTCGAGCCGAATGCGTCGGACGAGCCACCGAGCCCGGTGGAGCGGATCACTCCGCGCGGACTCGTGAACTTGACGAAGTCGGCCGGAGACGACTTCTGAATCCGCGTCGAATCGAGCGCTCTGAGGATCTTGCGAATCATGCTGACTCCTTCTCGTCCGACGTCGTACGTTCTTGGTCGATGCGCTCTGCGCGGTCGAGACGCATCGAGATCAGCGCCGCGATGATGGAAACGAAGATGAACAGGAACCCGATCGAGCAGAACCACACGACGCTCGCCTTGCCGCCTGCGCAGACGAGAGACTGAGTGACCAGCAGCCACCCGACGAGGAAGAGGACTACTGCGGAGACGGTGAGTTTTTCAATCATGCGATCCCCATCGTTAGCCGTGGCTTGCTCAGGTAGTTGAATGCTCCGCTAGCGGCGTCGACCACGTCAACCTTTCGCGGGTTCTCGCCGTCTGCGTTGTGCATCGCGTCGAGAAAGTCCTTGTTCCAAAGAGCCTCCACTACGTCAACGTTACCGGCCGACGCCTGAGACGACAGCGGCATCCATCGGGAAGCCTTCGACCCGGTGACACGATCGCTCGAAACGACGAACCCGGCGAGGTTGCGGATCGTGTAGCCGGCGACGTCCTTGCCGCTGCTGCCCGGCTCTTGCTCGACAACGACGTGGACTCCTCGCCCGTCGAGTCGCGCAGTCTGTTCGATCAGCCGTTCTCTGTTCATCATTTCGTGCTGAGCCGTAATCACGTCGACGATAGTGTAGCGCCCGGCGTTCAGGGACATGCGTACTCCGGCCGTCTTGCACCCCGCCCCTTCGGTGCCGGCCTTGTCCCAGTAACGAACCTCTCTGCCGCCGGCAGGAGCGGCCTTGACGATCTTGAACCAGACGCGATTGAACACGTTCCCTGCTGTCGGGCGGACGAGCCAGTTGCCGTGCTTGAGCCGCTCGCGCTCGACGTACGGAAGCATGTCGAGCGTGGAGGCATAGTTCGGATCGTCCTTCATGCCGATCGGATTGTCTTCCATCGAAGACGGAATGAACACGATCGACTTCGGCTCCTTGTCAGGATACCTCGCCCGCAACTCGCTTGGCCGATCACCCCACACGAGGCGCTCACCGTCACGCACGAAATGCTTCCTGATGTTGCGCATCGCGGGTATCGGCAGGCCATCCTCGCTTGAGATCCAGCGCCCGAGCAGCATGTCGGCGACGAACGAATCGGGGTCAGGGTTGCACGTCGCGCGGATGCGCGGCTTGACCGATGCGATCTTCGATCGTGCTCGACCGAAGAGATACCAGAACTGACCCTCGGTGAAGTGGGTCAGTTCGTCGAAGCCGATGAACTCGAGCTCGGACCCCTGCCAGTCGAGCTTCGACTTCTCATCTTCCAATCCGTTGAATGTGACCGTCGCTCCGCTTGGCCAAGTGAAGTGCGGATCAGGCGAGAGGGTCGGCGTCGCGCCGGCCAGCGGGTAGAGACGCATGGCTTTCTCCCACAATCCACCGGGGCGCATGAGCTGCGCTTTCGTTCGCCGAAAGATGACCGCCGTATAGAGCGGCTCGTGGACGTAGCGAATCGCCGAGAGAAGCATGCCCCAGCTCTTGCCGCCGAAGGCTCTTCCGCCGTAGATGACGATGTCGGCAGACTCGTCGACGAAAATGCTCTGCTGCCCTGGCTGAGCGCGAAGCTCGGGGATCTCTTCGACGCGAGCCTGAGCGCAAGCGTCGCTGAGAATGCGCATGATGGCGTCGAGCCCTGCGACGGCTGGCGTTCTTGCCGCCGCACTACGACGCAGAAGCATCGAGATCCTCTTCGACGACTCCGTCCTCTGATGCGCCGATCAGAAGCTCGTCGCGCAGCACGCCGATCTTGAGCAACGCGGTGGACTGAGCCATGCGGGCGTCGCTGCGATTCGAGACGTGAGTCGCGATTGCTTCGATGAAAATCGTCGTGACTCTCGCCAGCATCGTAACCGTCTCCTGCGTCGTCATGTACTGACGCTCGGATTCGATCCTCTTTCTCTCGCTGTCCGCTGCCTTCCTCTTCGCCTCGATGAGGTTGAGGATGTCGTCTCTCCACACCTCGTCTGACTTGCCGCCGGCGATTGCCAAGCTGCACACCTCGTCGGCAAGCTCGCTGGCTCGGCGCAGGTGGTCGCGCGCACCATCTTCGTCGCCTCTCGATCGAGCTTCCTGCGCCCGCTGGCGCTCTGTCGCTCGATCGGTGGCGAGGCGGATCATTCGCTTGCGATTGGCCGACGAGTCGCCATCGGCGATGTCTCGAAGCAACTCCTCCTCGCGAGCCTCCAGCAGTGCGAGCTGCGGTCGCAGCTCCAGCAGCGCCGGATCAATCATCGCTCGATGCACGGCTGCGGCGTAGCGCTCGGGGATGTAGCGCGCTCGCGTTCTCTTGCCGTGCTTGAAGCTTGGATGCGCAGGACCGGCGAGCGACAGTCCGCCGTGCTTGCGACAGACGTCTCGACCTTCGACCGCCGGATTCTTACAGCGCTCGCCGGAGCGACTCTTGGCCTTGCACTGCATGATGCTACTTCCCAGTAATGCAGTGCAAGCACACGGGGTTCCCACCCCATGATCCAGACGCGTGCTCCTCTCTCAGCTTCTTCATCGCTGGAGAATTCCATGCGTCCATCACCGTCCCTCCTGACCGCAGATCACCGATCGGCATGAGCCGCCCGGAGAACGTGCAGCACGGGAGGATCTTCCCGCTGCTGTCAATCACGACCATCTTGTATGGAAACGAGCAGCGAAAGTCATCGATTGCACTTGACCTCTCGCTGGTCAATTCCGAATCTTCTCCTGGCAATCCAACCTGATCCTGGAAGCCAACCATGTCGGCAATTCCTGACCATTTAGCAACGAACTCGCTAGCCTCGTGTTCGTTCTCTATGGTCTTCAGGAAGTTGACTCGCACGAGAGGGAACTTCGATCCGGCATCGTTTCTCTTCTTGAGGAGCCCGAAGATGTTCTTCTCGATCCGCTCCAAATCTCCTCCCTTGCGAATCCTCTCAAACGTCTGCTGCGTTGCGGCATCGAGAGAGACCATGACCTTAGCTACACCAGAATCAATAATCCACTCGGCGCACCTCTCATCCAGAAGCATTCCGTTCGTTGCGAAGTAGACGTTGAGGACTCCGTGACTTATGGCGTAACGAACGAACTTCTCTAGATCTCGATTGAGTAGGGGCTCGTTGATGTAGTTCAGCTTGATCGAGCAAAGTCCGTTCTTCTCTCCTTCATCAATGACCCTGACGAACTCTTCGAATTCCAGATACCCACGAGGCTGCGTCGCGCGCCCGTGGGGGCAGAACCCACAACGCATCTGGCATGTAGAGTTGATCTCGAAGTCGATTTGCAATGGAAACTCCGAAACGCTTTCCATCGCGCGAGCGCCGCTGTAAAGGCTGCGAAAACTCTTCCATCGCTCCGAATCTCTTTCGCTTCTCACGGTAGGCGGCGGGGCATCGAACCCCTCGCGATTGATAACGGCCGTGAGTTCACCGCCGCGAGGGCGAGAAATGAGAGGCTTAGTCATCTGCGAACTCCTCGCGAATAATCAGCGGGACTGCGTGCGGCCAATCGATGTCGTGATGAATTCTCGGATGCGGGCTTGAACGGTCAGTCAGCACTCCAATCGATACACATGATGGGGCTTGCATCACCGTATAGAATGACTTGGCGTACGTTCCGGCATCGAGATACAGCTCAGTAGTTCCGCCCGGAGACGACTGCGAATCGGCCTGTGTCAGCATGATTGGTCTTATCGTCAAGAACAACTTTCCGCGAGAGCCGAGGCTAACGTAGGCGCTCACGTCATCATTCATAGTCCCGGCGAACTCGAACTCACGATCCACTGAGCAGATGAACGAGTTCATTGCTTTTCTTCCAGCCCTGATCGCCTTCGGTTCGCCACCGATGAAGTCACCACCCTGAGCCATGGCGATCGAAAGGGCATCGATGCTGATGAAGTATTCGAGCATCGCAGTCAGGCACTCATCCATCGTAGTCTTGATTCTGGAATGCCTGAACTGGAGATCACTTCCCCACCTGATGCCGAATCTCGTGTAGTCGTCATCTAGCTGGATGAAGTATTTGCAGCCTACGCTGCGAGCCAGATCGAACGCTGCACGTCGCGCATAGAGAATCGCCCCCATCTTTCCGAAGTTGTCGCACGGATCGACACGCTCCGCTATCTCCCTCTTCGAGAAGACGAGGACGCGATCGGATCCGAACTCGGCTCTGTACTGATCGAGCATCGAATCTTCGTCGTCGACTACGAAGTAGAGTTTTCCGGTGTATCCGCTCCCCTTGAGCGTACGTACCGTCCGAACGTTTCCGGCTCTTCCGTGCGTGAGGATCATGACGCAGAAGTCGTCTCGCATCATGATTCGCCTCCGTCATTCTCGCCCGATTCTTGAGCTGCAACGCTCTCTCTGTCAGCGATCTTCAGCAATGTGTTCGTGAGCTTGACGAATCCATTCTCGATCGCCCGATCGAAGTCGATGATGACCAGACCGGAATTCTCCATGAGTCGCTTCGTGCTTGCGGGAGCGTGACAGTACCACTCGGCGATGCGCGAGTAACTGAACCGCACGTGACGCTCCGCTGCGTCGATGAGAAACTTCTCGACCTCGGAATCCAACTTCGACGATCGAATCTCGGCAATCAGTGCGTCGGCCTTCGTGCGATCGAGAAGTTCTGCGATCGGCGGGGGAGACTTCATCTTCGGTTCGTAGATCGGTGGCTTGATCTTCGCCGTGTACTTCTGCTCCAAAGGCTCTTCGTCGCCCGATGGATTCTTCGATCCTCCTCCTGCGGTCGATCCGTCGTCGTCGAACAACATCGCATCCTTGAACTCGTCGCCAAGCACGTCGAGCTGCCGCCCGAGGATCTCGGTATCCCACTCGCTGAGTTCAGCCGTTCGGTTGTCGGCGATGGCGTACGCCGTGCGCTCAGGTCCAGTCAGTGCGGAACGGCTGATGATGATCTTCTTCGCACCGGCAGCCTTCATCGCCATCCACCATCCGCTGCCGGCGATGATGACTCCGTCCTGGTCGACGACGACCGGCTTCTGCTGGCCGAAACGCTTGAACGACGCAGCGAGCGCCGAGAGATTCCGCTCCGGGTGTCGCCGCGCGTTGTTGGGATCGGGGCGAATCTCGTCGATCGCCACCTCAAAGACGGCAGGCTTGCTCATGGGGTCGCGTCTCCTCTCCTAAGCCACGGAGTGTAGTCGAGCGCGTTAGAACGTCAAGTTTTCTTATACGCGAGCCCGGATCCACAGGCTCAGGGGGCATCGGCAGCGCTTCGGGCGCCCTTGTGGGCTTAGCAAACGATGGGGGTATGACGCCATCTAAACGGCGAATCTTAGATCCGAGCCTCGATTTCCCTTACTCCGACAGGGGCTCTAAGATCTAGACCGCTAAACAGGTAGCCCCTCGCGTGCGCGCGATCGTGCGCGCGTAGACTCTTAGCACCCTCGCCAGGAGGCTCCAGGAGCGACGAACTGGGTGCGCCCCTAGGCTACCCCTTGCCCCGACGCTTTCGTCTCGCTAGGGGGCGAGCCTGCGCTTGCCGGAGGGCATTGATCGTCATCCAGGTCGGCCGCTTTTCGCAGGGCATCGAGCGCCATGCCGTAGCACGTCCCGCCGACTTGCTTCGCTCGCTCCGTCCCGGCGACCACAGCGGAGGCGCGAGCGTTGAAGAGCCGGCGCTCTGCCCCGAGAGCCGAGAGCGTGTGCCGCATTTCGCCGATGGTCATGCGCGAGCGCTGCTCCTTGGCCAGACGGATGAGCCCGTTGAGGCGAAACCACACGAGCCCGCCCCGGCAGAAGGCTCCGTCTTCGACGATCGCCCTGGCACGTCGATCTTCCGGCGTGTCGATCCCGTCGAGCGCCCCGGAGTACCGCGCCAGCTCCAGAGCCCAGCGAGCCACCTCCGCCGTTGGTCCGCTCGCCTCGATCTCGACCGTCTCGGCGATCGACTGGAGCCCATTGATGAGCCCGAGCCACGCCTCGATCGTTGGTCGTCTCGTGTGCGGGTAGAACCCCGCCGCACTCAGTCTCCGCCAAACGGTCATCCACTCCGTCAGCGATTGGAGAGAGATCGCGAACGTCCTTCCGTCCGCGAAGTGGAACGCGAGTTCGTCGCCTCTCGGCATGTACCGAACGACTCGCTGTAACTGAGCGCCAGTCATCGCCGAGAACAGCGTCAGCACCTTGTCCCTGCCGTCCTCGTCCGGGGTGACGCCTGACGTCGTGATCTCCGACTGCAACTCGTCGACGATCACTCCATCGCGCGCCTTCGAGATCGTCTTGGCGTAGTAGTTCTCGCGCAGCTTGAGATCGTCGCCGTGCTTCCTGCGTCTCGCGATCAGGAGATTCGCAACCTCCTGATCCGTCCACCCGGCACGCACTGCGATGCTGGCCAGCGAGAAGTCGTAACCGCTCGGAGATTCATCTTTCAAATCCTTGCGTCGATGTTCCCACGATAGGCGGAACTTCGTATCGATCTCTTTCAGAACCTCGAACTTTTCGATCGGAGGCTGAGCCTCCGGGTCGATCGCCACCTCTACGGTGCTCATCGATCCGACCGGTCTCGACGATTCAGAAGCGACGAACATCTCGAAGTCAGAAAGAGAGAACTTCCGTAGCGGCTCTGCGCTGATCAAGCTGATCGGGATCGATCCGCGCTGCTCCTTGTACTTGTTGTTGAACGTCCCCGGAACGCGCGCGATGCGCGTGATGTCGCCCAGCGAATCAACCGAGCGCTTGATCTTCTTCGCCTCGGCGATGACGAAATGCGTCCATCCCATCGACATCGTGCCGACGCGATTCCGCAAGTCGGCACTGCGTACATCGATCGGCTCACGAAAGATCCACCACGCCTGGAGCCCGTTCCCAGACATGACGACGGCAGTCGGCGCAAGCGGTAGCGACGATAGAAGATCCGTGCATTCGTCGATGGATTTGAATAGATTCGACTGCTTGCGTCCCGGCCCATCTACGTCCAGATCGATGAAATAACTCGACACGAGGACGACGTCGGCGAACTTTCCGCGTCCGCCGCGGAGATCGCTGCGCACCGCGTTGACGCCGATGTACGCTTCATGACCTCGGCCAGAAGAGCGAACCACATCCCTCGCCGCGTCTCCTACGGAAGCGTGCATGGTCGAATCCATCTCCGGCAGCGACCAACGAACGATGCGCGCCCATTCCGGCAGCGGCTCGTCGCCCCACACCAGCCGAAGGAACGACTCCGCGATGCCGTCGTTCTTCGCCCCTCCTCCGCCACCGTTGACTGACGCGCGACTCTTCGCTACCATGACTGCGCACCCTCCCTCTCAGCCCGTGGCTTCCGACAGGTCGCGGGCTTCTTTTTATCAGTCCTGATCTCCGCTCCTGGCCACCTCATCGGACTCTCTCCGGTGAGGTGGTAAAGAGCGACGGCTCTAGCGAGACCGGCGCCGTCATCTCCAACGAAAATGACGGCGCCGGCTTTCTCCATCTTCGCGAACTCGACCCGCTGCAACGCGCTGAGCTGCCCTCCGATGTCTTTCGTCTCGACCCACGACGTACGAGCGAGAGCAATGACGAGGTGGTCAGGCAGTCCCGACTGGAACGCAGAGCCGTGAATCTTGCGCTCGACGAACCGCTGACCAGCGAACAGCCGCCGCAACTCGCGGCGCATCGCCTCCTTGACAGTGCTCTCGTTCATGTCGTCGCAGCCGCGCCAGTGGTTGCGCGTCAGGGCTCGTAGATGACGAGCGCATCGGCGCTCGCCTCGACGACCTTCTCGGCCAGCGACTCGAACAGAGCCAGAACCGCCTCGTCAATCTGCCTGTCCATCTCCGGCGCACGGAGGAACAGGGTGAGCTTTCCGTCGACCAGCCGATAGCGCACGCGCAGCTCGACCGGCACCGGGCTCGAGCCGGGCATGTCGAACAGCGGCACGCTCAGGATGATTCGCTCGGGGATCGTCACGGGCGCATCGTTCTCGTCACGGAACGAGTACGAGCGCTCACCGCTGGCCAGCCGAACCGACGAGCCGAACGTCATCTTGCGACTGACGCTGATCGAAAGCACGCTCTCCAGCAGGTCGGCCGCCGCCGGCTGCATGATGTCGCGCAGGTTGTCCTCGATCAGCGTCGAGAACGTCTCCTGGCTCATCGCTGCGCCGAGAGTGCCGCGCCACACCGTCAGCCGCTTGCCGAGCGTGACCGGAAGCGTGACGACGTGATCGCACCACGCCGGAGCACCGTCGCACGCGTGATAGTCGAGCACGCCCTGCGCCGTGCGTCGCGCGACGTTCAGCCGCAGGAGGCTTCCCGTCCGGCTGAACCGCTTCCAGTAGCGAACGAAGCTGTCGAACGTGTTGACGCTGACCGACTCGACGATTCGCCTCGGAGCCGACAGGAACTTCTCGACGTTCACCGCCTGGACTCCACCAGCCACCATGATAAGCGGGAGCACCTGCCCGCTGTGTAAGACCGGTTCGCCCCCGAGCGCCATGGTTTCTCGCGCCATGTCGCGAGCGGCGTCGATCACCGTGCGCGTCCCCTCGGCTTCGTAGGGGAGAGTGATCGGCTTCGGCTCTTCGACCATGGCGTGTTCGTTGCCGGTCGCGCCGCCCTTCATCACTTTCGTTCCCTTTCCCATGTCAAGCCTCCTCGCCGTTGCGGGTTGCGACGCGCAGCGGAACAGGCGCGTCGTTCTTCATCGGAGTCAGCGGCAGCTCCGCCTGATCCGGGTTGCGACGCGACAAGCCGCCGCGTCCGTCGTTGAAGAAAAGCGTCAGAATCTTGTCGATCTTCGGCACCTTCGACGAGACGTCGTCGGTCACCGTCAGCGCTCCGCGCCCCCCGGTGCGGATCGCGATCGACAGGGTGATCGACCCCGGCTTCCCCGTCTCCTCGACCGCCTGCACGACCTCGGCGAGCTGATCGCTCATCTCGTCGAGCATCTCGCCCTTGCGCACGTCGAGAAGCGACAGCAGCAGCTCACGCTGCCGCGGCGTCGCCTCTTCGAGCCGAGCGATCTCACGCTCGGTCAGGCGCGTTGTCCCCTCGTCTCTCGGCATCTTGCACCTCCCTACGTTCGTCCTGCGTTACCAGCGAATCGCACCGCCAGCCGCCGAGACTGGTCGAGCGAGAGTCACACTGCTACGCGCGCGCGTCAGTGCGACGTAAAACATCCGATAGATTGCGTCGCGCGTTCTCCATCCCGGCTGCTGGAACTGCCGATATCCGCTCGGCGACAGGTCAGGGAAGACGACGACGTGACTTGCTTCGCCGCCCTTGACCGAGTGTATCGTCCCGATGATAACCCTCGACTCCTGGCTCAGAGCACACCACCCACGCTTTTCCAGGATCGCCATCGGGTACTCCAGCGCCGAGCCTGCCGCCTTCGTCAGGTTCGCCCTGATCCATGGCATGTCGCCCTCGATCAGTGCGCGCGTCGCTCGTCGCGACAGCTTCTCGCGAATGAACGCGCGAACGACGTCAGGCTGCACTCCCTCCGGAATCTCTTCGAGCGCTTTCTTCGCGCCACGAATGAACGCCCCTTCGTCGGAGTCGATGTTCGGCGCAGACAAGAAGAGCGGAGCCCACTGCCTGACCTCTTCCGCCGTCCAGACGAACTCGGTTTCGTCCGGCCCGCCCCATCGATGAGCACAGAAGCGAAGCATCGCCATCATCTTCGCCACCGCCTTCCCGCCCAGCGGATTCCACCGATGCGTGTAGGGGTTGCAGTAGACGATCCCAGCGTTGCGCAGCATCGCCTTGAGCGGATTGAGCTGGTAGTCGCACGAGGCGAGGATCATCACCGACTCGTCCTCTCTGAGCGACTCGATCATCGACAGCAGCGGCTCCGGCCGCTTCCACGTTGCGAACGTCGCATCGACCTGCCCGTCCTCGTCGCGCGGTCGATACTCGATGTCGTCGCGCCAGTCGCCCGAGCGCCTGATGATGTCGAGCGCCTTCTCCTGCACGAGGCGCGAGACTCTCCAGCTCTGACCTAGGACATGATGCGGCTTTCCAGTGAACGCGTCCGGGTCGGCGCCGCGCCACGCGTACAACGACTGATACGGATCGCCGACGACCACGAACGTCTTGATCTTCTGCGCCCACGTACGCAGCTTGCGCGTCTCCAGTTGCGAGTGATCTTGGAACTCATCAACGAGCAGCGCCGAGAGATTCTGCGGCGGATCATCCGGAGCGAGATCGATCAGGTCGGTGAAGTCCACCGCTGCATGAGCAGCCTTGAACGACTGCCAGCGCGACGAGAATCCGACGACTTCTAGCGGCCACACTTCCGGCGGAAGGCACTGCGAGCGCACCAGCTCCAACTGCTGAATCAATTCATCGCCGCGCTCCGGCCCGTCGCCAACGTCGAGCGCTTCGCCCTTCTCCAGCGAGCCGGCTCCGTAACTCGCCGTGATGCGCATCGATGGGAACTCCTGGTTCCACGATTCAATCATCGACCCATCGACCAGCGTCGGACTGCCCATCATGCGGTAGCAGAGCGAATGCAGCGTGCCGATGTTCTGCCGCGCAACGCCGCTGTCGCGTCCGGCCGCGGTGCGCGCCGCAGACTTCGTCAGCGAACAGACGGCGACCCGATCGGGACCGAGAACGCTCACGGCTCGACGCGCCTGCTCGGTCAGATAGTGCGTCTTCCCGGTTCCGGGCGGACCGATGACTCGATACTCCTCGCTCATGTTCTGCCGGCTCTCCAGATCTGGAGCATCACGCCTTGAAGAGCGACGCGCTTCGCCCGAAGCGACGCGGCGATCAGCAGCTTGTAGCCGTCCTCGCTCACCCGTCGATCTCCCACTCGTCGAGCGTTGCGCAGTGCCGATTGCCATCAGTCCACCAGACGAGCTGGTAGCGCCACAGTCCTTCGGCCCACAGTTCGCAGCTCATGACCGTCGCGGCAATCTCTCCGTCCCCGATCCTGACGCGATGACCGGGGAGGAACTTCGGACGCGTCTTGTCGTGCTCGTCGCTCACCGCGCACCTCCCGGCTCGGCCTGCTCCTTCGCGCCAATGGCTCGGCGGACGGTGGTCCATCCGCAATCGCAATACTTCTCGTCTTCGCCAGCGTACGACCCCATCGGAGAGCGCAGCCGGCATCCAGTGTGATCCCCGTAGGCCAGCGCCGTATCACGCAGAGACGAGACCTCTTTCGCTTGATCGGCGAGCCTGGATTTGAGCGCAGCAATCTCGGCAGCGTTGGCCGCAGCCCCCTCGCGCGCCCCGGCGAGGTAGAACGCGGCAAGCCTCGCTGCCTCCATGCCAAAACCGCCGCGACGAAACTCGCTGACGTCGTTGCGAATCGGGTCGTCCCTCTTCCATACTGCGTGCCCCAGGCTCTCGACCAGCTCGATCGCCCGCGCGCGGCGGTCCGTGTCTTCGCTCATGATCACCCCTACTCCATCGCTCTGCGAAAGGCGCGCTCCAGCTTCACGCCTGCCGCGCCTCCGCCCTTCGTAGTACGCGAAAGCAACATCGACGTCGAGCCTGGACACTCCATGCTCTCGGCAGAAGCGCTTATTGATCTCCACGTTCTCGCTCAGCTTTTCGACCTCGCCCAGCGACGACAAGAACAGCGCGGCATCGCGAAGATCGTCGTCGATCGTGACCTCTTCCGCTAGCTTCGCTTCACGCAGGATGCTCTCGCGCTTGATCCGCCACACGTCGTAGATGCTCCTCACCCCGGCGCCTCCTCGCTCACCTCCGACGCCAGCGCGAGCAGCTTGCCACGCAGCTTCTCGATCTTCCGGCGCAGCCGGGCTATCTCGGTATCCTTCTCGACGATCCGGTCCGACATCCACGTCAACTGCTTCTCCATCCACGCCAGACGACCACCACGCGTGATGTCGGACGCTTTCTTGGTTCTCATTCGAGACTCCTCATATGCTCTAACAGTCGCACCATTGCGACGACGTCTCCTTCTGCTGCCGCCCTCTCGGCGCGACGCAGAATGTCCTTGATCGCGACTACCACGAACTCGACGTTCACCCCAGGGAGCGAGCGCATCGATTCGTAGGTCGAGAGCAGATTGCGACAGCGCTCCTGCTCCTTTTGGAATGCGTCGGCTAGCGTCTCAATTGCCATGGCTCACCGGCGTCGGCGCAGCGACGGACGATTGCGAGTGAATGACGCGAAACAGTTGGCCGACCAGGGTCGATGCGAGATCGTCAGCGACCAGGGAAGCGTCTTCGAGCTTCTCGATCTGTTCGACGCTCACGCTGAGGCACGCGCTTCTCTGCCGGGCGATGACCCCCCGGTCGTCGTCGCCGGATTCGCTGGCGAGCGCGAAGACGTTCAGCTCGATGACACTGTCGTCGTTGTTGAGCATGAGCCAGATCGGAGCGCCGACGCGCACCTCGATCGGAACGCTCGGATCGATCGCTCGTGCATAGAATCGCGCCTGCTCGACGAAGACGCCGAGAAAGCGATCGACGCCGATCTTCTTCTCGACCTTGCTATCGCTCCTGCGAAAGACGCGCAGAAGCGAGCGGGCAGCCAACGTCAGGGCGACTAACTCCAGGGCATTGAGCACCACGATCACCACGAACGCAAGCACGACGCTCACCCGTTCGCCTTCAAGTAGTCCGGCTTGGCGTCGTGCTTCTCGCGCAGCTTCTCCGGCCCATCCGCCTCCAGTCTCGCAATCGCCCCGCGTCCGCAGGAGTTCATCACGAGCCTGTACGTCTCGGACAGAGCAGCGAGCGTCACGACGACGTCGCCGACCTCGGCGCTGGCAGTCCCTCGCGGCTTGCCGTAGACGTGAATGATCACGGGGCACACTTGGCTGAGCGTCAGCCCGCACGCCTGCGCCAGCTCGCACGCCTCCTCGAAGAAGCGCAGCGCTCGCTCCGGAACGTTGTCGTAGGATGCCCACCGCTCTCCGAAGCATCGCGTCATGAACTTGCCGACGCGAGTCTGCACGTCACCCTTCACTCTCAGCTCATTGCCCAGCTCGACGTTCCTCTCGCGCGCATCGTGCAGCGCCGACGACAGCTTCTCGATCCGCCGCTGCAACTCCTCGATCTTCTTGTCCTTCTCTTCGAGAAGCTTCGGATCGACGACCGAGCTGAACTTGCGCATGAGATCGAGCTTGACCTTCGACTCCTCGACCATGCGAGAAAGCTCGTCGATCCTGCCGTTCTGATGCGCGATCTTGTTGTTCTGCATCTTGATGACGCCCGCGTCACCGTTCACCCTGTTAAGAAGCCCCTCGATCCGCAGGTCCTTCTCGTGGACGAGCGAAGCCTTTGACGTCGCCCTGTCCACTGCGACGTCAAGCTCCTTCTTGAGCCACTCGATCGTCCCCTTCTGCTCCTCGATCGTCTTGGCGTGAGAGCAAATCTGATTGAAGCGATTCGACGACGTCACCAGCGCGTCGTCCAGAGACTCACGAACCAAATCGAGCGCGCTCTTCTGCTGCTTGATGCGGTTGGTCAGCGCTTCGATGCTGGCTTCGCCCACCTTCTCAGCCGACTCGTTCAGCACGTCGACTCCGACCGCGGCAGCCTTGCTCTCGGACAGCCGACGAATCTCTTCGCTGGCGCTCCTGAGGCGATCGTTAGCCGCCCTCTCGTTCGCCTCGGCGATGCGCGCACGCTCGACGTAGACATCGCGCACGGCGATTGCCCTGTCGCGCTCGAAGAGCGCATCGTTGCGCTCGCCAGTCATCTTGTCGAGCTGATTTCGCAGCTTGAAAGCGACGCTGAACCTGTGGCCCAGGTCGGCCACAGTGCAATACTGCTCGTTGCCGAGAATGTCCCCGAGGCGGATGAAGACTCGACCAATCTCTTCGCGCTCTTGCGGAGAGATCAGGTTCTCGGCGAGCGCGAACGGTCTGCACTTGAACAGAATGTCGAACGCGCGTCGAATGGTAATCACTGCATGACCCTTGCTCACTTCCATCATCGTCTCCCTTGAAAGAAGAGGGCGCGAGTGACCTAGCCTAAGACCACTCGCGCCCTCGTCGCCTACATCGATCAGCTCTGCTCTCGCCTAGCTGACGCTACTCGCTCACCTCCTGGCGGTCGATGTCCGAACTCCTGATCTTCGCGCTCGCGAGCGACGCGTTCCACTCGGCAGCGTTCGCGGCGAGTTCTCCGCTGAGCGGGCCGAGGGAGCGCGGGACGATCTTCGGGAACGGAATAGAGCCGACCTTCGACGACGCCGTCTTGAGGCTGAACGACGAGAGGACGTTCCACGGCAGCGTGCCCAGCGCCAGCAGGTACTTGCGCACCGGCGAGAGCGAACTTGCCGGAACGCTGAGACGAACGGGCAGGTTCGATCCGGGCATGAGCATGATGATGCTGCGGAACGCCGAGCACGCCTGACCTCCGCGTCCCTTCGGGTCGCTGTTCCACTGCGCGAACGGGCACGTCGCGCAGTCGCCGCCCGGATTGCCGAAGCCGGTGATACCGTCCGACGACGAGCAATCGGGCGGACCGCCTCCGCTCGAATCCTCGAACGGGATCTCCCAGCGCGCCCTACCGATTGACGTCCAGACGATCACTCCGACGACCTCCTTCGCCGGCACTCCATCCGGGTTCTCGGCGCTCGGCACGAGCCAGAACGTCGAGCTGCCTGACGGGACCTTGATCGCCGGGAGATCGAACGGCGACAGCCGCTCGCCGCCGAGCGCTTCGCTGATCGGCTTCATCGTGGCAGTGACGCCGAGCACGAGTGCGGCGATGTTCGAGCCGGGACCGCTCGGCGCGACCTTCTCGATCGCCTTCGTCGTCTCCGGCGGTGGTGCTGCCTTCTTCGCTGTTGCCATCCTGTACTCCTTACCTGTCGTTGATCTGTGATCTTCGCTTCGTCGCTAGCTGAGCGAGAGAAGCAACGCGCCGCGCGACGCTCGCGGCACGTCCCGCCACTGACGCGCGCGCGTCAGTCGTCGCCGAACGTCTTCGAGCGGAGGTACGACTTGACGTTCATGCCGGCCAGGAACTCCTCGACCGCCTCGCTGAGGAATCCGCGCGCCCGCGCGTACGACACGCCCGTGCGATCGCACACCGAGCGCACCTCGGCCGTGAACTCCTCGCTCGCGCGGAAGCTCATGCACCGCTCCTTCGTCGCCTCCTCCTGCTGCTGCTCGCCGGTCTCGTTGATCTGCTCGCCGGTCTCGTTGATCTGCTCGTCGTTCGTCTTCTTCTTGGCCATCTGTTTTCTCCTTCTTCTCGATCGACTGGATTGCCGACCGTTACGCCAGTCTCACAGAGAGGCTGGTCGATGGTGTCACCTGAAGGCGCTCCATGATCTCGGGGTCGAGATCTTCGACGTCCTCCGGGGCGATGCCCTTCTTGCCGCTGCGCGCCGCTGCGGCGGCCTTCACGCGCCGCCGCAGTTCGGCCCACTTGATCTTCGTCTCGATGGAGCCGGGGATCTGGTGCTCTTCGAGCAGCTCCATCAACTCCTGCTCAGCCCGTTCCTTGTCGCATCCATCCTCGATCTTCACGCCAACGAAGAGATCGTTCACGACGAAGACGGTCCCGAGAACGTTCTTGACCTGCGTGTTGCCGGTCGTCGCGAACCAATCCAGCAGCACGGGCTCGCTCGTCGCAATCTCTGCGCTGCACTCTTTCACCAGAGCTTCAAGCTCGCGCTTGCGCGCTTTCAGCTCGATAAAGCGAAGCATGAGCCGATCAACCGGCGACTGCTCCGCTGCCGCCTTCTGCGGCTCGACCTCGCTCTCACTGCTCTTCTTGCTCATCGAACCCCTCGCCTTCGTCTTCGCTGCGCATCGGCAGCTCGTGAATGATCGTCTCGATCACGTCGCGCCGACTCGCCAGCGCGCGGTAGACGATCCGGTCGATCGTCCCCGTTGCGATCAGGTGGTAGAACGATACCGGCCGCGGCGCTCGCGAAGCGTCGCCCGTAGGACGAACGAGTCGAGCACGAGCCTGCACGTATTGCGCGAGCGAGAATCCGAGGGAGAAAAATACTCCGTACGCAGCGCGCGTCAGGTCGATGCCCTCGGAGCCAGACTGAATCTGCACAGCGAGAACGGCGCCACCACCAGGGTCCTCCTGCCACCGCTCCAGCTCGCGACGAGAGCCGCTCAGCTCCATCGAGCGACGTCGCGCCGTCTTCGCCGCCGCGTGGATCGATTCGAGATCGTGACGGAATCGACAGAAGACTACGACGGGCTCGTCCTCGGCCAAGTCGCTCAGGAACTCAGCGAGCGCGTCACGCTTCTCGGCGTGCAGGATTTCGAACGTCTCTCCGCCCGTCTCCTGGACGAACCCCGACGTGATCTGCTGGAGGCGCAGCATTCGCGTCAGAGCGTTCGGCGCGCTCATCTGCTCGCCGCCCTGCAACTCCATCACGAACTCGTCGCGCAGGTGGCGATAAGCGGCGAGAACGCGTGACGACAACGTGATCGGAATCTCGATGTCCTGCTCCGGTGGCAAGCTCAGGACGTCGGAGTCTTGAGAGAGGGTTACGCTTCGGAACCGGCGACGAAAGTCGTCGATGTTCTGATAGCGCAGAACCTGCCGATTCTGGAAGCCACCCATGACGGCGTACCGAGCGCGAAACGCGCTGAACGATGTTCCGAATATCCCGGGATCGAGAGCGCGAAAGACGCCGTAAGCATCGAGCGGACTGTGCGCCAACGGCGTTCCGCTCAGCGACCAGCGACCATGCGCGAGACGACGCATCCGAGCAGCCCACGACGATACGGTGGCCGACGGGCTCTTGAGCCTATGACACTCGTCGTAGATGATGACGTCCCATTGCAACGACGAGAGCAGCGCGTCGAACGCCGGACGCCACGCGCCCTCGTAGTTCACCACGGCGATGAGCGGAACGCGCGAGCGACGGTCGAGCTGCTCGCGAAGCAAGCGGGAGCGCCGCAGGATCGATCCGCGATCCAAACACGCAACGCGAAATCCGTCCTGGTGATAGATGCGCGCCTGTTTCTGCCATGCAGGCACGACGGCGAGCGGACAGACGACGAGAACGCGCTGTGCTCCGCGCGCTCGAATCGCATCGAGCGCCGCACGCGTCTTCCCCGTGCCCATGCGATAGTCGAGCAGCGCGCTCTCGCGATCGAGCACCCAGTTGCTCGCTGCGATCTGATGCTCCCACGCGGGCATGTGGTGCTCGGGGATCGGCAACGGATCGACGCGCCGCTTGCGATGCACCCCGGCCCGCCACGCGAGCGCGGAGACGTCCTCGTGTACGTCGAGATCGAGCAGTCGCGCGGCGCGCAGCTCGTCGAGCAGCCAGTACGCTCCGTGCGGCGTCGCCGGGTAAGTCCACGCTCGATCTCCCGACGACCAGCGCGAACCGAGGATCGAACCGAGAACCGTACGCACCGAGATCGTGTTGCCGGTAACGTGCAGCCGCTCGCCGCATACGTTGATCGAGAGACGAGTGGGAGACGACATCAATCGATCTCCCTCATCGACGTCGGCTCATGCTCGTCCATCGGAGCAGACGGGACGACGCGCGCAGCACGCATCCGCTCGCTGCGATCGAGCCCAAGCAAGACGGACTGAACGTAGGCGCCGAGAGACATCGCGAGCGCGTCAGCTTCTTCGATGAGTTCTGCCTTTGCGGCGAGAGGCAGCGACGCCGCAACCGCTCCAGACGTCGTTGAGATCGGGCGACCTCTCCTCCGTGGAGGCGCTGCGGGGCGACGTGGCTTGGCGGAATGGCTCATAGCGAGGGGAATCAAACTACCTTTCCGGAAAAAAGGAAACGAATATCAGCTAAGTCGTTTATTTGCGTCAGTTACGAGGGGGGTTGCATTTTTTAAAAAGGGTGGCTAATATTGCCCTCGGGTTGATTGATAACCGAAGCAAACGGTGGCAGGCGGCGGGGCGATACGGCGCGGCAGACAACGCGCCGGACGCGGCAACTCGAAACCCTGGATCCGAACAAGCGACGTCACTGCAAAGAGCGCCGGGAGGCGCGCCGGGTGATGGAGGGCTGACGAGGGAATCGAGAGCAGAGGTAAGCGGAACCCCCGACCGTAGATGCAAGGCCACCGCCCGAACACTCCGGGCGCACGGCAGCGAAGCGGAACCTCTCTAGAGACACCGCACCAAGCTCACCGACGCTCCGAGCGAGTCGGGCCCACAAGGCGAAACGCGAAGCGCCCAGCGAGGCGCTCGCGTCGCAGCGAGGTGGTGCTCGCTGCCTGACGATGCCAGCCAGAACAACTCAAGGAGAGAACATCATGGCCATGCAGCGCTACGGAAGCCTACAGAACCTGCTCGCCACTTCGGAACCGACTAGCAATGCTCCGAAACCTGGCGACGGCGCCACCATTTATTGGTGGACTGACCGCACTCCCGCCACGGTCGAGCGGGTCGAGATCGTGCGCGGTCGCACTCGCGTCCACCTGATCGAAGATCGCGCCATTCGCACGGACGGACTCGGCATGACCGATGCGCAGTCCTACCGCTTCGAGCCCGACCCTGACGGCCGTCGCTTCGAGGCTCGTCTGATTCGCGGTCGCTGGATGGCCGGCGGGCAGGGGGTGACGTTCGGCCACCGATCCGCCTATCGCGACTTTTCCTTCTAGTGGCGAAACCGGGCGGTCGCCCGGTCGCGAGCAGGTGGTGCTGCTCGCCTGACGATGCCAGCCAGAACAACCCGAGGAGAGAACATCATGGCCACGAAGAAAACTGCCCCCGTCGCGAAGATCACTCCGGCAGAGCGCGTCGCGATGGACATCCGCGAGATCGCCGACCTGATGCCGAATGTCGGGCCGTTCGGTCAGCCCAGCGAAGGCACCAACAAGTCCAACCTTCGCAACTGGATCAGCGGTCTCCATGACGACCTCGCGCGGCCGGAGCAGGCGGCCGTTATCGGAATCACCACGTGGCGAGCGCTGCTTGCGGACGCATGGGCAGCCGAACACGAGGCGCACGAACTTCAACTCCGGCTTCGCGTCGAGGTCAAGTCGCTGCGCGATCGAATGGACGACACCCTCAACTCGCTGGCGAACGGCTACGCCATCAACTCGCTCGGCGAGGTTCAGGGTCGCGGCTTGGACGTCGATCGTCTCTGCGCCCTGGCTTACGATGCGGCGCAGAGAATGACGAAGAGCTGGTTCCGAGCGATTCGCGCCGGAGCCCCCACCGAGCTGCTCTCCGAGTGGGCTCGCAAGCACAACGCTTCCGCGCTGGAGATCCGCGACGGAGCGCAGCAGCAGTAATGGCGAAACGCGCGCAGCGGCGCGCGTCGCTCGACGGTGGTGCGTCGAGCCTGACGATGCCAGCCAGAACAACCCGAGGAGAGAACATCATGGCCATGATCAAATCTGCCGACGCGAAGATGATGGCGAACGCCGCGACGCTGCTCGACGAGTACGCTGATCTGCACTATCACTCGAGCGCTTACGCCAAGCATGAGCAAGTGAAGATGCTCAGTTCTCGGTTGCGATCCATGAGCATGCTGACCGATCTCGGCGACGTCGGGATGGTCGTGCGATTTCTGGTCAAGGTTGAGCAGGAGTTGGAAGCCTACTCCGACAAGTGCAACAGCCTTTCGCTTTGGGGCGACCATAACTCGATGCCCCCCTCGTGGTGCAAGGCGCTCGACTCCAAATGTGAGAAGGCGCGCAAGGTGAGCGAGTCGATCGCGAAGTTCATCGGACGACTCGCCAGCGAGCCGAACTGAGACGCGAGCCACAATCGGAATAGACCGAGGAGAGAACATCATGGCCACAAGCGACTCATCGAAGATCACCATCGCCAACGAGATCGCGACGCGCCACATCGTCAAGACTTCATCTGTCAAAGGTCGCTTCGGCGGGTATCACAATGTCGCGGTGCTCGAAGTCCTCGCCGACGTCACCGACGTCAAGATGATCTCGACTCGCGCTCGTGGCGTTGTTCGCATCGTCCGGGGCTGGTATCGCGTCCACGGGCGCGGCGGTCCCAACACTGAGTTCGCGCGCGCTCTCCGCGAAGCTCGCACGCTCCGCGACAGCCTGAACGAGGCGAGGTGAGCCATGATGAGTTACAAGCGAGCCCTCCAGCTCTGCGCCGTCGAGGCGGTCAACGTTCGCTACTTCGTGCGCATCGGGGCGCCGCAGATGGCCGGACTCTGCGCAAGAAGGTGCGCGCGCTACTTCCGCCTGATGCAGCGCGCGAGCAAGCGACCGCACGATCAACTGCTCGCCGAAGCGCAAGCCGCAACGAAGCGAATGCTCGCCAAGGGGAGGAGCAACAATGAGAACGCATGACGCCAGGGACCGCTACGACGCGCGACCGAGGAGACACCCGCTGACGCAATCTGAGGTCGATCGTCGGCTCTCGCCGACGCTGACCCCGTGGGAGCTGCTCGACGAGGGGGTCCGGCTGATCTCGCCCACGGGGCGCCCGCTCTTCGCCATCGTCGATCATCGCTGCGAACCGACGCGATGATCTCGGAACCAACCAGAGACGATACGCTCGTCGAGATCGAGCGACTCGCCGACATGCTCCAACCGCTCGACGTCAGAGCAAACCTCGTCCGCGCTGCCGGTCGCGCAGCGCCAGACGAACACTCAGCGCGCCGCGTCCTTCGCATGATGCGCGAGCTGCTCATGGAACAGGGGATCAAAACGTGAGACGCAACGAAGCGAGACGAGGTATGAACCTCGACGACGCCCTGACCGACCTTGAGCTTCTCGGCTGCTCGGTCGAGAACGTCAACCGCACGGGCGAGATCCGCGTCCGTCATCCGCGACTCCGCGCTCCACTCGTCGTCAACGGCAGGCGCAAGGACGCACCGCGCGCCTTGACCGTCGCCATCCGCAAGCTCAGCTCCAAGGAGAACTGACCGATGCTCACGCTACATCCGACGCTGGGAGTGAACGCGCACCTCACTTTCTGCCGGCGCTGCGGAGGAGACGCTGGCGAGCTGATGCTCATCGGCAACCGCCCGAACGTCTACCGCTGCGACCGCTGCGAGACGACGATCTTCGGCCATCGGCAGAGCGACCCTTGCCCGAAGTGCGGCCGGAAGTTCTCCTTCACGTTCGTCCGCAAGATCGAAGAGAACGAGCGACTGCCCGCGAGCGGCCTGTGCGACAAGTGCGACAAGGAGGTCAAGGAGTACGCGCAGATCGTCGCCGATGGTGGCGTCTACTTCCGCTGCTTCGCTGGTCACACGGGCGTGGTCAAGGCCGGCGCCCCGCTCTCCATCGCAGTCCGCCAGCAGTCAGGAATCGAAGCACCGAACCCGGTCGGCGTAGAAGTGGAAGCCGACCAATGCCCCGCATGCCGGGGAGAGAAGGAGATCTGATCCATGGCCAGAGCGCGCAACATCTTCGGATTCTCGATCTGCATCAGCGACCGCGGCTGCGGACTGTCCAGCCAGGAGATCGCGCGGCGCTGCGCGATGCAGCGTGGCGCCGAGATCTCGAGCCGCACGAAGCGACGCACGATCATCGACCGCCTCCGTCGCCTCGTCGAGAACCCCGACCGCTGCGTGGCGACGAATCGCCACGGCGAGCGCTGCCGCCACCGCATCGCCCACGACACGCCCGGGGCGCTCTACTGCCGCCAGCACGCCGCTGCGGCAGCCGCGTCGTGAGCCTTGCAGTGCGGTTCGCGGCCATCATCTACTGGACCATCGTCGCGGCGTTTTCGGCAGCGATCCTCTTCGCCGGAGTGGTCGCTGCCGTTGCCGGAGAGCCGATGATCTCCCTGATCGCCTTCGCACTGTTCGTTCTGTTTTCGCGCGAGTCTGCGCGGATCTGGAAGGAGTGAGGCGATGAGCATCAAGGCTGCAAACTTCCCCAACCTCATCGACACTTTCGGAGTCGCCGTTGGGTCGCGAGTCGCGCGGCTCATCGACGGAGTCGATGCGGCGTTCGAGGTTTCCGAATACGCCGCCGAGTGGGCGCGCTGCCGGCAACGACTGGTCCCGATGGATCAGTCGCCATCGGAACGCTCTCCGCTGGTCGTCATGCGCGCCGTGACGGAAATGCTCCACGGTCTTGTCGTCGACGAGTTCCCGTCCGGCGCTGAAACGTGTCTGATCGCCACCGCCGTCTGCGAAAGCGGCGACAAGAAGACCGTCGCGTGGGTCGGCAACAAGGGAAGCGAAGAAGGATCGTTCGTGATCGCCAGTTACAACGAGCTGTGTCGCCTGCATGAAGCGTTCATGCGCGGCGAGCGGCTCGTCACTCAGCCAACACGGGAGAACAAGTCATGAAGATCGGACGCAGCCTGACCGAGCTTGCGCAGGAGATCGAGCGCCAGAAGACGGCGAAGATGGACGTCATCGCACCGACCGCTCGGCTGAGCGTCGAGCCCACCGAGCACGGCGTCTCTCTCAACGTCGAGTCGCGCGACGGCGCCCCGCGGACATTCGGCATGACGACCCACGCGTTCGGGCAGTTGACCAGCTACACCGAAGTCCCGAAGGCGTACGCCGACCGGCTCGCCGCGACGAACCCCGAGCTGCTCGCGCAGAATCTGAACCACTGGCTCCGTCGCAAGCCGCGCGGCGAAGCTCGCATGGTCCGCACGCTCGACGGGGCCGCTCGCGCGCTGCTCTCGAACAGCTACCGCCGGATCGATCATGACGTGATCCTGGAGACGGTCCTCCCGATCATCTCCAGCGGAGCGCTCGGCAACTTGACGGTCAGGTCGTGCGAGGTCACCGACACGCGCCTCTACGTCAAGGTCGTCTCCCCGTCGCTCGTTCGCGAGGTGAAGGTCGGCGACGCCGTCGCCTTCGGGTTCTCGTTCGGCAACTGCGAGATCGGCGGCGGATCGTTCTTCGTCGAGCTGTTCGTCGAGCAGCTTCGGTGCACGAACGGAATGCGCGTCGATGTCGGGGTGCGCAAGGCGCACCTCGGGAAGCGCATCGCCGCCGAAGAGGAAGCGGTCGAGCTGTTCGCGGCCGACACGCTGCGCGCCGACGATCGCGCGCTCCAGCTCAAGATGCGCGACACGATCAAGGGACTGCTCTCGCCCGAGAGCATCGACCTCGCCTTCGGGAAGTTCCAGTCGGCCGCGACGTCCACGCCGATCGAGGTGCCCGACAAGGCGGTCGAGGTGCTCGCGCAGCGGATCAGCCTGTCCGATGGCGAGCGCGGCTCCGTGCTCAAGCATCTCGCCATCGGCGGCGATCTGTCGCAGTGGGGCATGGCCGCCGCCGTGACGCGCACGGCGGAAGATCTCCACGACTACGACCGCGCGAGCACGATGGAGTCGCTCGGCTGGGACGTCATCAACATGCCGGCGAGCGCGTGGCGTGAGGTTGCGGCGGCTTCGTAGTCATCTCGTCGAGGCTAGGAAGGGAGTGTCAATCCACGGAGGGCAACGGCAGGCTTAGGTAGTGCCTGGAAAGCTGAGGTACGGCACGGAGCGCTCGCGCGTCACGTTCGACGCGCGAGCGCTTCTGACTTTCGATCGAGCTGCGTGAGGCAAGCGCAGTTCGATCGAGAGCCAGAGGCAAGGAGCGCTTAGCCTTGGACAGCAGAGGCGGGCTCCGGCGCGGATGGGCACGAGCAAGGCAAGGCGCGGAATTCCCCGCGCAACAACGCAAAGAGAGGCAACGATGGCATCAGCGAAAGAGCGCAGCGTCGAAGGGAACAACGGAGCAAGCGACACCCTGACGTCGGAATTCCCGTTCATGGCCCGCGCGTTGCTGCGCGGCACGACAGACCTTCTCTTCCATCGGTGGAACACCGACGAGGTCGCGGCGAAGTCGGCGGCGATGAAGAGCAGCGTCGCGAAGCGAACGGACAACACGGAGTCGTACCTCTACCGCAACCAGGACGGAGTGATCTGCATCCCCGGCGAGTACGTCCGGCAAGCGATCATCCACAGCGCGAAGTATTCGCCCGACCCGCGATCGCCACGGAAGTCGGCGATGGATCTCGTCAAGGCCGGCGTCCAGGTGATGACGGCGCTCGCTCCGATCGGCGTCTCCGCCACTCTCGAAGGATCGCAGACACGCGTGGTCACCGGCACGACGACGCCCGACTACCTCGATCAGCGTCGCGTCGTCGTGCAGCGCAACGGGATCACGCGCACGCGTCCCGCATTCTTCGCCGGCTGGGTCGCTCGGTTCGAGTTCCTCGTGGTCACCCCGGAGCTGATCCCTCCGTCGTTCCTGCGCGAGCTTCTCGATCGCGCTGGGAAGCTGGTCGGCATCGCCGACTTCCGCCCGACGTTCGGCCGGTTCGCCGTCGATGCGTGGGAGATCGGCATCGAATAATTCCACCGACTCTTCGACGCCGACGATCACGCAGAGCGGTGGGGTGGTTCTCACCTATTCTCTAGGCTTGCCACGGAATGCTCGGGTCAGCCTAGGAAAGGCAAGCTAAGGCAAGGAGACGTACCGACGCGAGCACGTCGCTCGCGTCGTTCTTCGACGACTCTCTCTCATCGAGGCGATCAGTGGAGAGGCTAGCCCAGCAGCGGAAAGGTAAGGCTAGGCAAGGTGCGGGAGTCGCCGAAGAACGACGTGAACGATGGTCTGTGCTCCGGCGCGGAGGGGCTAGGTATTCCGTGGCATGGCTCGGTATCCAAGGGCGAGGCGAGGTTCATCGTGCGCAACATCGCGCACGAAACAACGAGAGGAACGAACATGACTGTCGAACAGATGATCAAAGAGACCAGCTCGGTCGAGTTGGCCGGATGGACGGAGGAGAAGATCGAGAGCGTCCGCAAGGCGCTGCTCATGGAGAAGGGCGTCATCGACCCGGCCGTCTTCTCGATCCCGGCATTCCCCGATCTCCCGCAGCTCGACACGGTGGAGACGAGCGCCGTCATCATCGAACGCGAAGAGGGCTACGGGCAGAAGATCGACAACATCGTCCTCGTGCCCGGACACCCGCAAGCGGAGAAGGCTCGCCGCCTGTTGTTCGACGCTGTCGCTACTGGAGCGGTCGCCGTGAAAGACAACGTGTGGGTCAACGGGATCAGCGGCAGCACGAAGCCAACGTTCTCTCCGGCCACGAAAGTCTCGTGTCTTTCGGTTCGAGTCTCGGATCGGAACGACCTGGATCGGTGGGTCGAGAAGACGACGTCGATCCGCTCTCGCCGGCAGGAGATCGAGCGTCTGCAAGAAGAAGCAAGGAAAGCGCAGCGCGAAGCGGACAAGGCGGTCGAGTTCCTGTTCGACCGGCTCAAGGATGCGCGCGCCGAAGCGGAGCGCGCCGACCGCGCGCTGCGCGTCTGGAACGAGTACCTCAGCCTGTCGAACAACGATCAGCGGACAGCGTTCCGCTTCCTCGTTGCGAACCTCGGCGACAACATGGTGCGCGAAGCCGAAGCGTGGCATCCGTCGATCGCCTTTGCTCGCGCTCGCTTCGAAGAGCCGGCCGAAGGGTGAGGCAACGCCATGTGCCGAGAATTCTCTTGCATCGTGGCAAGAACGGGCAGAGTCTACCCACAGGTAGATGACCCGTCGCATACGGCAATCGCTGCGCTCTACAACCTGCCGGAGGACGGGAAGAGCGAACTACACAGAGCTAAGGTCGAAGTCACCCCGAACGAGCCGGATGCGCTCCTCTCGATCCCATCACGCGAGAATGGATGGGCGCTCGTCGTGGATGAACAGTCGAAGCCGCAATGGTGGGGCGAGCGTCACGAGCGCAACGCGTGGAACGCCGCCGCTCGCTGGTGGAGATCGCGCATCCTCTCTGATGGATCTTTCGATATTCGTTCCGGTGTGTGGCTCGTGCCAGAAGGTTCGCCGACGATCACGCAGAGCGGTGGGATGGTTTACACCTTCGGCTCTTCGA